CGGGCGGATCGCCTCTGCAAGGATGGAACGCTCCGGGTGTTGACGGGCTATCTAACTCAACAACCGACCATTCCCGCACAGGGAAAGGTTCCGGCGAGAACATGCCCCCGTTTCTCGTCACGAACTACATCATCAGGGCCGTTGCCGACGCCCCGCGCTCGGGCCTTGCCTACGGCTCCACGCCCCCGATTGTCACGGCGCTGCCGAGTAACCCGCAGTTCGGTGATGTTGTGACGTACATCGCTGATGCGACGAACGGCGTTGCCTGGAACCTTCAGTACGACGCGAGCGGGACGTACCCGTGGAAGTTCGTGGGGGGTGCGCCGTTACTCAATACAATCGCTGCCGGGGAGTCTACGGCTAGTTCCAGTTACGTCGCACTTACGACGGCTGGCCCTCAGATCACCGTGCCTGTCGCGGGTGACTACGACGTGCTGATCGGGTGCAACTTCAACAGCGGGGCGGGAAACGATATCCCCGCCGCGATGTCGTTCCTCGTTGGCGCAACCGCAGCATCAGACGACGACGCTGTTTGGATGCAGACTCGCGGACCCGGCTACAACCACACAAACAGCAAGCCAAGCCGTAAGACCGGCATAGCCGCATCAACGGCTCTGGTCGCTAGGTACAAGTCGCCAGCCGGTGCCGGGATGATCTTCGGTCAAAGGTTTATGCGTGTAACCCCGATCCGAGTGAGCGCCTGATGACCACCCTCACCGATACACAGGTCATCACCGCGAGCGGCGGGCTGGTGGAGTTGGGGTACTCGCAGATTACGAGCAACCTAACGATCAGCAGCAACACGGCGGGATCAGGCACCGAAGTTATCGCTCCGCTTACTGTCGTGTGTGACGGGTCGCCGGTACTCGTTGAGTTCTGGTGCGGGCAGACAGTCCTCCCCGCCTCGGGCCAAATATCTGTTTCTCTCTACAGGGATGGCGCAGAGGTCCACCGCCAGTGGTCGGTCGTGCATAACCCCTCGTCATCAGGCTCTGCCTACCCGCCCATTTACGCTTCATACAGGACGACACCGCCTGCCGGTTCGCACACATTTAGCGTCAAAGCGTATGGCCCTTCTAGCCCGCAGATGCAGGCAACCGGAACAAACAATGCACCGATCTTCCTCCGAGTCAGCAAGATCGTCACCGCAACCCAGTGGCCCGCCGTCACCACCGGCACGATCATCTGCACCAGCAGCACGCGGCCCTCTGCTCCGTTCCCCGGTCAGTTGATCTGGGAAACGGATACGAACTTGATGCGTGTGTATGTGTCGAATCTTGGGTGGAACTCCATTGCGCCGCAGGCATTGAGCGTTGAGTACCTTGTCGTTGCTGGTGGTGGTCAGGCGGGCGGTTCTGCGGGCCAGTCCATCGCATCAGGTGGCGGCGGCGCAGGTGGAATGTTGACAAACCGTCTGACTGGAACGCGCCATCCTGTTTCTGCCGGAACTCCATACACAGTGATTGTCGGTGGCGGCGGCGCAAACGCTGCTACTGGTTTCTACACGGGCACGGCGGGCGGTCAGAGCCGCTTTGACACCATCATTTGCACAGGTGGCGGTGGTGGTGGAACGTGGGGCAACCAAGCCGGTTCCGGTGGCTCTGGTGGAGGCGCTGGCGAGAACGGACAAGGCCTTGACGGCGGTGCTGGCACAGCAGGTCAGGGCTACCGTGGCGGGAACGACCAGTCCTATGACTCTGGCACAGGAAGCGTTGGAGCCGGGGGCGGAGGGGCTAGTGGTTCGGGTTACGACGTGCAGGCAAACGCCGCAGGGGTTGGAGGTTCGGGCGGCGACGGACGCGCATCTGACATTACCGGAACTTGGGTTATGTACGCAGGCGGTGGTGGCGGTGGTGGTAACGCTGTGGGGGGCAAAGGCGGAGAAGGTGGCGGAGGCACGGGCGCTGCCGGGACTGCTACCGGTGCCAACGCCACTGCAAATACGGGTGGCGGCGGCGGTGGAAGTTGTACGAACGCAAATGAAGCCGCGCAGCGTGGGGGCTACGGAGGCTCAGGCATCGTCGTGGTTCGGTACCCAAGCATTTTCCCCACTGCAACAGTTACCGGAAGTCCTTCGGTCACTACAGTTGGAACAGACCGCGTGTACACATGGACTTCTGTTGGAACGTGGTCAATCACCTTTAATTAGTACAAGTCGTGTGTCCGGTCTGGATGGTTCAATAGCCATGTACGAAGAATTGTCGTTGGAGGCATAGTTGGCCGGTCCAGATGTAGGCGGCTCGATGGGCGGGCAGGACCCTGAGAAGTACGGTCCTATTCGCTCGCTACTTAAGTATTACTCAACCAAGCCGCACATCTTTCGCTCTTGCGTAAAAGATAATCGTAAGCGCTTTGGTCCTCGAGTCAACAACGTGTGTGCGTGGGTCAAGGACCAAATCAAGGGCACGACTTACTGGCGCGGCAAGGAAGCCGAACTTCGTGGCATGATGCTCGAAGAAGGCATGACCGAAGCCGATATTCAAATCATTATTTACGACACGGATTGGGATCAAGAAGTCGAATACCCGCCAAGTCGTGAAATGGCTGAGCAGATGTGTGAGAATCTCGGCATCGATTACGATTCAAGCGGTTATGATAGTGCGTGCCCCGGCTGTGGCGAGTGGGGCGACTGCGACTGTGACGAGATGCACGAGGCTCTTGAAAATCATAAGGCCAAGCATTTCATGCAGACACAGTTGTCTGAAGCCAAAGTAAAGCCGGATCCCAAGTTTCCTTCTAACGCCACTGAAGAAGAGAAGAAGGAATGGCTTAAAGGAATCAGCGACGCAGACAAGAAGGCCAGTGACGCAGGTGAGGCTGAGGCTGCTGCCGGATCTCCCGGTAAGAAAAGCAGCGGCGGTAAGGGTCCTAAGAACCCGAGAGAAGTCGCCCGTCCGGAGAATGGCACGATCGTCTATGATGATGGGTCTATTAAGGACTCTCGCACGGGGCTTGTAAAGTACCCGGTCCATGTGTATCAGGATGGGTCGGTCAGGTATGATGATGGGTCCGTGGCTCGACCCGGCTCTTTGGCGTCGCTTTTAGTGTTGCAGCCTATGAGCAAGGAAGACCGCGCACGTCTGTTTCAGGCTGGACCCGCTGGACTGGCCTTGAAGGACTTTGCAAGTGTTGACGAGTTGATCAATTCTGTGGTCAAGCAGGCTTATTCGAAGGCCGGGGTCGGCGGAATGGGGGAACTATCCATCGACCCTTTAGCGCAACAGGGGTCGATCAGCCCCCTGAGTGATGCTTCTGCTTCAATGGTGGCCGGTCAGTCCGCTGGTAAGTTGCCAAAGCCTGAAGGCAACGTCAACAGTCCCGGACTAAGTGCAGCCGACGATGAGAACAACATGCCGCTAAAGCCGCGTCGTGGTGAAAGTATTGTTCGTGGTCCGGATGGCGGTCGGGGTGTCTGGCGTACAGTTGACAAGACCCCGGTCTTTATCAAGATTGGTCAGACTCCGAACGAGGCCCGAGAAGAGCGCCGCGATCGCGCTGACGCGAAAAAGAAGTAGTCACGATATGGTGAGTGCATGGCAAGTATGAATGCTGATAATCTGAGGGAACACTACAGGCGGCTGCTTGAAGCAGCGGGCGAACCTGTAGACCAGTCTCAGGTACCGGCTGAGCAAGACCCATCTATGCAAGAGGCCCCCAATGCGCCGGAGTTGCAGCCCAACCAAGCGCCTGAGGCCCAGCCACAGATGGGGCTGGCACGACCTGTTAATATCCCCCGGTTTACCCCTAACACCCACCGGTATGCCTATCAGCCCGGTGAAGAAGTTAACTTTTACGACGACGATGGCTCTTTGATTCGGGCTTCGATCGTTAGTCCACCGCAGGGCGATCGCTACGATGTTGTTGACGAACAAGGTCAGCAGTATGAAGTGATCAAGAGCGAGTTGTTTTACCCTGTAATGCAGGCCGAGATGGGGGCGGGCGAAATGCCGCCAGAAGCCCCCGCTGAAGACTCCGCTTAGAGTCTTTTAGTTAATTAATCTTCGGGGTGTCAATGGCACCCCTGTCACCACATCTGTCTTTTATAATTACAAAGGAGCCGAGTTGGACTCTCGTACTGCAATTCTAGAACAGCGCTACATGCATGATGGTGAGCAGGACGAGAGTCAGGTGTGGGATCGCACCGCTCGTGCTTGGTCTTCTAACGACAAAGAGCGCGAAGATCAGTTCGAAATGATGTCAGAACTTAAGGCTCTACCGAATACCCCGGCGATTGCTAATGCGGGCCGAGCGCGGCAGCAGGGTTCGGCTTGTTTCGTGCTTCCGGTTGACGATTCGCTCAACGAGGGTGACGCGGCTATTATGCGCACGCTCGACAATGCCACTCGAGTCCATGCCACTGGTGGAGGCACGGGCTTCTCGTTTGGGCGTATTCGACCCGCTGGTTCGCTGATTCAGTCCAACGGGCGTCCGGCTATGCTGGGTCCCGTCGGATGGCTTCGTCTGTACTCTGAGGTTATCGGTCAGGTGTCGCAGGGTGGTGTGCGTTGGGGTGCCAACATGGGCGTCCTTCCTGTGGATCACCCAGACATCATGGAGTTTATTACCTGCAAGAATCAGGAGTTTGAGGGCAACAGCGACAAGTCGCCTATCTACAACTTCAATATTTCTGTCGGTATGAGCGACAAGTTTATGCAGTACGACCGCACCAATGGTGGCAAGGAGTTGTGGGAGCAGATCGTCTACGGGGCTTGGCTTAATGGTGAGCCGGGGCTGCTATTCCTAGACTCCATCAACAATGCGGCTCCGCACCCCGAGAAGATCGAGGCGACCAACCCGTGCGGCGAGGTGCCGCTTCTTCCGAACGAGGCGTGTGTCCTTGGTTCAGTTAACTTGGCCAAGCACATGTACGAAGGCAAGATGGACTTTGCAAGCCTCGAGCGCACAGTGCGCATCCTCACTCGCATGCTTGATAATGTCGTGGACAAGCAGGATTACCCGCTTCCGCAGATCAAGGCCCAGCACCAGAAGTATCGCAAGATCGGCGTCGGGATTATGGGCTTGGCCGACGCGTTTATTCTGAACAAGGTAATTTATGGCTCGCCAGAGTCCATCCGCCTTGCCAAGGAGTGGATGGAGTTCGTTCAGTTGGTGTCGTGGGACGAGTCGGCCAAGTTGGGGCAGGAGCGTGGGTTTTATCCCGGCTGGCAGCCCGGTCTTCCTGAGCGCCGCAACATCGTGGTGCAGGTTGTGGCTCCTACCGGCACTATTTCGCGACTTGCTAAGTGCTCGTTCGGTATTGAGCCGATCTATGCCGGTGTGCAGGAGTCGTACATTCTTGGTCGTACCGAGCCGTTTATCGACAAGCACCCACTTCGTGACAGTGAGTACTTCGTCACGACAGACGAGATCTCGCTCCAGCAGCATATCGATATCCTCACGGCAATTCAGGCTCACACCGATCAGGCTGTGTCCAAGACTTGCAACGCTCCGGAGGCCACCACGCCGGAGCAGGTTGAGGAGGCTCTTGTCACGGCCTACGAGGGTGGAGCAAAGGGCATTACTATTCTTCGCAAGAACAGCCGTGTGAAGGTCGTCATCAAGGATCACAGCGGCAAGCATGACAACGACGAGGATCTGCCCACCATCGAGGACAAGCAGCAGGTGGATTGTGTTGGTGGTGTCTGCGAGATGTAAGACTGGTAGTTGACAGTTTTATAGTATTTAATTCAGAGGCCCGGTCGTCGAAAGACTTCCGGGCTTCTTTATATCACGGTATTTGACTTGGAAATGTCCGACATGGTTGCTTTACTTTTCAAGTGATGAAACAGGATATAACTAGCGATGTTTTGATGGAGGCCTCGGAAGAGGGTTCCCCAAAGCGCGAAGTAATTCTTACAATCATCAAGTCTGGTTGGGGCAACAAAGCCCACAACCATTATTATCCGCCTAGCGCTTTGCGCGAAGCGGCTGATCGGCAGACGTTTGCGAATGTGAAGATGTTCGTTGACCACCTGTCCGAGTCACAGCGCCGAATGCTGGGTGGTCTGCCTCGTTCGGTCCGCGACCTTGTTGGACGTGTCAAGGAAACTTGGTACGACGAAGAGTCTAAGACTCTAAAAGGTCGTGCAAAGTTGGTCCCGTGGTTTTATGAAATGGTTGCCTCTGACCCTGAACTGGTCGAGGCGTCAATCAATGCCGCTGGCCGCGCCACACCTAAGTTGATCGACGGGAAACAGGCCCGCTTTGTCGAGTCTATCGAAAAGGCGACTTCTGTTGATTGGGTTGTAGTTGGTGGTGCTGGCGGTAAAGTGGATGCCCTTCTCGAGGCTCATTTGGAGGAACGCATTAACATGCTAGAGGAGATGACGGTCGAGCAGTTGGTTGAGGCTCGCCCTGACTTAGTGAAGGATATCCTTGAAGGGCCGCTCAACGAGTTCCGCACTCAGCACGACGCGGAGCCTGTAACTGAGACAATGGAAGAGGCCTCTGTCTCCTCAGATGTTGATGCTGATGAGACTGACGCCCCTGAGGTTGCTCAGTTCACCGAAGCGGCCATCAAGGACATGGTGGAGGAGCGGGCGCGAGAGATCGCCACCGCCGCCATCGACCAGTACAAGCACGAGGCTGACAGCCAGAAGACCATCGAGAGCCTTACTGAGGCTGCCTCGGACCTTCCGGCCAAGTCGCGTGAGGCTATCCGCAAGGAGTTCGACGGTCGTCACTTCGACTCGATCGACCTTCTAACGGAGGCTCTGACTGACGCCATTGAGGAGCGTCGTTCGGAGATTCAGGAGGCACTTGGTGGCGTTCGCGTCATTGAGGGTCTTGGTTCCTCAATGCCGGTTGACATGCAGGAGGCCTCGCGGGGTCGCTCAGGTGTCAACTCCGTGATCGACGGTCGCCTAGGTCTAGAGACTCTTGTTGAGTCTGAGACTGACAGCGACGGCGAGTAATCACCCCGATAGTTAGGAGATAGAACCAACATGGCTCTAAATCTTCGTGAGGGTTCAGCGGGGGTAGTCCACGTTACCGCCGCCGCTGCCCGCACTAGCGGTTCGGTCGTCGTTGAGGAGGGTTGGGTTGGCGTTGCCACCACCGACGCTGCCTCTGGTGCTGTTTACGCACTAGACTGCCGTCCCGGCATTAAGTACGAGATCGACAAGATCGGTGCAGAGGCCAAGGGCGACTATGTTTACGTCACCGTTGCCACCAGCGCTCTTTCGCTCTCGGGTGGTACCGGCAAGCGTCTGTTTGCCAAGGTTGTTGAGGCTGAGGGTGGTTCCAACTATGGCACCCCCACCGGCAAGACCCTGATTGCTCTGCAGCCGCAGGGCGTCACCGCTTAGTCCCTTCGTACAAGGAGACATTTACCAAGATGTATGGTAACGTCGGTAAGCAGGTCCTCCTCTACGAGGGATATCTAGAGGAGTTGCAGGAGGCAGGCACCACGTCTGACTTCCCAACTTACCTGCAGGATAAGATTCGTCGCCGTTTTCTAATGGCGTTCAAGGAAGTGGACCCGGCTTGGCGTGAGTACGCTTACGTCCAGAACGTGCCTGACTTCCGTGAGATGACCAGCGTCGGTCTGGGTGAACTCCCCGACCTACTCCTCGTCCCTGAGGACGGCGAGTACACGGACGCGAAGATGTCGGAGTACACCGGCCCGAAGATTCAGTTGCAGACCTTCGGTCGTTCGTTCTCAATTGGTCGTCGTGTCATCATCAATGACATGCTCAACCAGATCAACGACATTCCGGCCCGTCTGGGTCGCGCTTCGCGTCGTACGCTTGCTAAGAAGGTCACGTCGGTTATTGCTGCCAACGCCACTGCCTACGACGGCACGGCGCTGTTCCACGCTAACCACAACAACCTTCTCAACGTTGCACTGACTGAGGGCAACCTGCCTTCGGCCATCAACAAGTTGCGTCTGCAGACGGACCAGAATGGCCTCCGTATTGACCTGAAGGCGACCAAGTTCCTTGGTCCCATCGAGTTGGAGTTCACCATTCAGCGTATCCTCAACGGCACCATGATCCCGCGTGCGGGTTCGGCTGACGAGGCTACTCCGCTCTACGGTCGCACCGAGTTGAACGTGATGCGTTCGGCCCTCCGTCCCGTGACGGACCCGTACCTCACGGACGCCAACGACTGGTACGTGATCACTGACCCGAATCAGGAGACTGCTCTTGTGACGGTCGGCTTCCTCAACGGGAAGCAGGAGCCGGACATCATGCTGAAGGACCCCGGCATGCGGCTTCAGTTGGGTGGTAACGACCCCTACTCGTTCCACTTCGACAAGATCGAGTACAAGACCCGCTACGACTTCGCCACTGCTGCTGGCGAGTGGCGTGGTGGCGTTAAGTCGGTGGTGGCGTAACATATGGCTACTTCCAAGGGCACTAGCCGTTCCAAGAAGGTTGATGAGGTTGAGGAGGTCGAGGTCGTCGCTGACGAGCCGACCCCCGAGGCCATCGCTGCCAACGAGGAACTAAAGGCGGAGCGGGACGCTACTATTGCGGCTCCTTCCGACAAGGGTGACGAGCCTTCTGAGAGCGAGGCTGCAATTGTGGACGCGCTCGAGAAGGACCCGAGTCTAGTGGGTCGGCTCAAGGATCTTCTGGGGATCGGTGACACGAAGGAAATTGTAGACGACATGGGCACTACGCTCACTGCCGCCGACATTTCTTCGCAGCACCAGATCAACGTAACCCTGATGCAGAATTACACTCGCGAGAGTGCTGCCAAGGCGTTTGATGTCGACCCCAAGGAAGTGCTGTCGTACTCTGTCCGTGGCGGTGTCCCAGACGAGTTCGGTCAGTTGGCCAGTGATGAGGTTTTCCTTATCATTGTTACCCGTGATGCGGAGAAGCACGCTAAGAAGATTCAGGCTTAGCACTTCTTTAGGACCAAAGTAATGGGGCCGGTGTTGATGATTAAATTCGACATCGGCCCCAATGCTATTTAAGGTGGATTAGTGGCGCTATACACTTGGCCCAACCGTACGTATCTTACAGCAATATCAAATTTCGACTGGTCTAACCAGTCTGTTTCACTCCAGCGCTACGATGCGTGGTCCAAGGCCACCATTGCAGAGATTGCAATCGAGACTGGGCGTGAAAAGACGTATTTCGACCAGTTGGATGATGAGTCTCTTGCCGCTGATTGTGTCACAGAAGTGTGGCAGATGCTCATGGAGCAGCGCTTCGTTAAGCGCCGCGAAGATGTGATGGAGTCAGAATACGACGACACGTACCAGTCTTTCAGCGTGTCTGGCTACTCAGAGAACAAGCCGTCGCTGAAGGATCGCAACCCTCTTTTCGTTCGCATGGCCAATTCTTCTCCTGAGATTGCGCGTAAGTTGTGGTACTTGATGACCGACGAGCGTAAGCGCGAAGTGCGTGCCCTCGCCGGAGAGCCGGTGCCCATGGAGTACGTGCAGGAAGCCGATTGGTTCGCTCCTACAGACAACATCTACATTCGCGCCGGGGGTTGGTGGTTCTAGATGTCGTTTCAGTCTGCACTTGTCGATCGCGCTCGTCGTGTCCACCGACTGGTTGGATACCGCAATCCGGATCTTGGTGAGTCGGAGCAGGTGGTCCAGTATGGTGAGTGGGGCAAGTGCAGGTTGAATCCTCCTGATTCAAATGAGAACCGTTCAGCCAGCGAGGCAGTCAAGAATCGCATCACGGCTGAGATTCTCTTGCCTAAAGACTTCGATCTCGATCTTAATGATCGACTCGAGATTGAATCGCAGGAACTTGGCACAACGGTGTGGATCGTTGAAAACCAGCCGCAGTTGCTCAGGCGAAAGCGTTCTATTATTGGGAAGACGGCTACGGTCGTCCAGATTGTGGATATGTGATGGGCGTTCGCTGGGAGCGTAATCGTAAGCCCCACGAATTTCTAGACCACAAAAAAGACCAACTCCACAAAGACGTCATTCCAGATATTGCAAGCGATATTGCGCAAGCGCTGAAAGATGAAATTCGGAGGCGTACGCCGCATGGTGTAAAGTGGGTGCCATTTGGTGCCCCGTTTGCTGCGCCTGTTCGAACTAGCAATTTGATCAAGTCTATCGACAAAGATCGAAAAGGGAAGTGGGCTGGCTCTTCTTATATGTGGACAGTCAGCACCAACAAGTCGTATGCCCCATATGTCGAGTATGGCACGTCGCCCCACATTATCAACGCCAAGCCGGGGTCTTCGTTGGTCTACTACTTAAAGGGTGATCAGGAAGGCTCCAAGCAAGTAGAACACCCCGGCACCAAGCCTGTCTTGATGTTCACAAGAGGTGTTGCCACTATTCGTCCCAAGGTCGGGCGCATAGGTTCCGTTCATATGCAGAAGTGGGCGCAAACCGGGTAGAATTGTCCGGTAGTTCTGCTATCATAAAACCCAATGACTACTTCCTCGTCAGGCTTTGACGATGTTAGTGCTTCTTCAGAACACTACTCGTTGCAGCGTTTTCTTGCAGGGATGTTCCCTGACACAGAAATTCGGCGTAGGTTTGTAGAGGGTGTGTTTGAAGCGCGTCCGTTCATGCTTGTTACTATGGTAAGTCATTCTACGCAACGTCATAATACGTATGTAGCGTACCCAGTCATTGATTTCGTGATTGCGTACTACGCCAGCGATTTCAGCGATGCGCAGGATGCTCTGGACAAGTTGTCTTCATTGGCTTGGAAATACAATCGGATTCCTGTTTGGGATTATTCCGATGTTAAATCACCAGTTGCTACTGAGGATCATTTAAGGATCCAAGAGGCCACTTGTCAGTTAATTCCCGATTTGGATGACCAAGACTTGTACAATGTGATGTGCAACTTGTCCGCTGAAGGTAAGCGCTCTTACGGTAATGTAACGAACGCTACAGTCATTGACTCTGTAGAGATTGGAGTAATTTAGATATGGCTAAGGCTAGCCCAGAAGAGCCTGAGAAGGCAGCAGAGCCTAAGCCGAGCGTGGGCACTTGGCCTAAGTCTGAGCATATCCTCCACGCTGCGGCTATGCACGGTCAGCCCCAGTGGCTAATCGAGCATGTCCTTATGGATTTCCCTGAGGATGAGCAGTTATCGACGGAGCAGGTTACTGGCCTCGTCGACACTTTTGCTAAGCACAAGATGGAAGTGGAGGGCTAAATGGCTGGCGGTTCGTTTACGTCGACCTCTCTCCCCACGGCCCCCGGCTTTTACGTCAATTTTGAGGCGGTTGCTAGGGCTGTAGTCAATGGTGGTAGCAACGGAACCGTTTTGGTGCCGTTCACTGCTGATTGGGGACCCGAGAAGACTTTTGTTTCAGTAACTAGTGCTGCCCAGTACGACAGCCTGTTCTCAACTTCGACCAACGGCACTGGACGTGCTGCTGTGATCGGTGCGTTGAAGGGTCTGGGGGCGCGTCCCGGCGCGGCTCGCGTGCTTTGCTACCGCATGGTTGGTTCAAGTGGCGCTGCCGCAAGTAGAGTGTTGCAGAACGGTGCGTCGACGACCACGTTCGCAACTCTTACTGCTAAGTACAAGGGCGCACGTGCCAACAACTGGACGATTACGGTTCAGGCTAACCCGGTCGACAACACCAAGAAGGATCTTATCCTTCTAGAGAGTGGTGTTGAGATTGAGCGCCACTCTAACCTCTCGGCCAGTTCGCCTGCTGCGTGGGTGTCGAGCATTTCGTCTCTGTACTTCACGATTACTGCTGGTGCTGCTACTGACGTTGCCAACGTTTCGAGTGTGGCTTTCAACACGGCCACTACTGGTGATTCTGGAATTTCTCTGCTTCAGGCTGACTGGACAGCGTTTCAGTCTGCTGCTGAGTCGCAGACTTTCAACGTCTTGGCTCCTGCTAGCCTTACCGACGGAACCATTCGTAGCGCTCTAGTTACGTGGACGGTTTCTCGCAACACTCTTGGTCAGCGTTTTATGCTGGTTATCGGTGGTACTGCTGGTGAGACTCTTGCCAATGCGGTAACGCGGGCTTCTGGTGCAGCCAACGAGAACGTTGTGACTCTTGGCTACACGGACCTTCTAGATGCAGATGGAAACACGATTTCAACTGCTGCTTTTGCTCCGCGTCTGGCTGGCATCATTGCGGATGCTGGTGTGACTCGCTCAATCACACAGCAGCGTGTAACTGATGTGACTCTGAAGGTTGTGCCGACCAACGACGACATCGCCACGGCTTACGCGGCTGGTGTTGTGATGTTTGTGTCGGACTCTGTGAGTCCTCGCATTCATCAGGACATGACCACGTACGTTGCCAACACCCCGACCAAGCCTCGCGCCGAGTTCGGCAAGATCAAGTCGGTGCGCACGCACCACCAGATCGAGAACGATCTTTCGCTTGCGGCTAACAATGGCTGGCTGGGTGGCGATAACGTTAACATTCCAGTTGTCCAGACGGTCATTCTTTCGGGCGTGTCTAGTTACTTGCGCGATCTTGAAGAGGGTGGAGTGATTCGCGATGGGTGGACGGTGGTCCTTGACCCCGAGCAGGACAACACCGGAAACTCACTTCACTTGAAGTACGGTATTTCTACCGTGAAGTCCATTGAGCGTATCTTCAACACGATCGTTCTTGCGTAGGAATGATTCGACTAGGAAAGGTGGTATAGTCTAAATGGCAGAGAAGTCAATCATTTCCGCCGAGAAGCGTATTGACGGAATGTACGGCGAAGTCTGGGTTGGCGACTCGAAAGAGACTATCAAGTGGTTCGGTGACGTGGTAAACGTCAGCGGTACCATTACGGTAGAGCGCAAGCCGGTAAACCCGGCTGGTTCTGTTCAGACTTACAACAAGCGCGGGCGTGTTACCCGTGAGGGTTCACTTCAGTTTGACAAGGTGGATTCTCGTTTGGAGAAGGAATTTCTCACAAATGCTAACAAGACTCTAGAGGCTCGTCGCGTAGCGCGTGACACGGACAATTCGTTGTGGTTTCCTCGTTTTCGCATGATCGTCACCCTAGACGATCCAGATGCGTGGGGAAAGGAAGAGATCGTCCTTCAGAACTGCGAGTTCTGGACTTTGCCGATCGGATTCTCCCTAGGCGAAATGCGTCAGACTGAGTTGCAGTTCACGTGGGAGTGGGAGGACGTTCAGCAGTCTACGTGGATTTATCAGGACGGCGACGAGCCGGTTTCTACCACTTAGCAACAATAGTACGAAAGGCGAGTTTTTATGATGGATGACGTGATGGAGGATTACGAGGGTGAGGCCGTGGACATGTCTGGCAAGTCCACCCTCGATTTCTTCCTTACTTCCGAGCCTGAGGCTGACTTCACCCGAGACATCGAGGTGAAGCGCCTAGGTTTGGTTTTCACTGTAAAGGCCATTGAGGACGAGGCGCTAAAGAACTGCATGAAGCGTTCTGAGAAGCGCCAGACCAAGATGGAGAAGCAGCGTGGGATGGCTCCTGAGCGCGATTCGGCTCTCATGGAGTCTCTGGTGATTGTCGAGGCTTGTGTGGGTGTAAAGAAGCGACTTCTTTCACAGACTGAAGCCGAGGCTACTGGCAAGCCCGAGTTTGCTGAGGCCGTGCAGTTGACGGACACCGCTCTTCTTGATCGTTGGGGTCCTCGTCCTCACGAAGTAGTTATGAAGTGGTTGCTTCCCGGCGAGCGTACTCAGTTGGCTGACGTCGTGACGGATCTCGCTGGCTACGAGACTAACGCGGTTGTAGAAGCGGGAAACTAATAGGAGCCGGTGGGGAGGCTTACGTATTGTATCTTGCTTGGAGATACGGCGGCGAAAATCCCTACCGGCTCTATCACTCAGGAACACCAGCAGCACAACAGCCTCCGCCTTACCCTGATCGTGTGAAGTCTTTTATTTACGCTTGCGCGTTAAGGGCTAGGGAGGATCATATCGAGGAGTTGAAGGCACAAGCGGGAGTAAGCTAGCGTGGCTACGCTACAAGCAGTAGTTGACATTCACGATAGGGCATCCGACAAGTTTGTTCGGATGACTGCCGCTGCCAAAGCCTTTGAAGAGCAACTCGATGCCGTTGACCATAAGTTAACGGAAATTGAGGCTAAGATGCAGGCGTTGTCCCGCATGAAGGTGTCCATGCGGGTGACGCTTGACACTTCTACGTTCGACAGTCAGTTGGCCGCATTGATGGCTCGAGCGAAGGTGGCTGGACTGGCCGATGTTGGTGGCGGTGGCGGTCTTGGTGGTTATGCGATGTCTGCGGGCGGATTAATGGTGCCCAGCGGGTATGCCATGCCAGCGGTCACGGGGGACGCCGAAGAAAGTCCCATGGCCAAGATCGTGGATACCAGCAGGGCGCGTAGGGTCGGAATTGGGCAGGCGGACAATGGCATCTTAGGCTTCGCTATTGTAACTTACCGTGCCTTGCGTAACCTCAATACGGTTATTGAACCTGTTACACAGGGCTTTCGGTTTTTGTTTTCAACAGTTCTAGAAAACGGTTTAAAAGTTTTTGAACTGTTTGGCAAAAATACTGCTCAAGTGGGGGCGGCGTTGCGAGCGGCTGTTCCGCTTGCCGCGTCACTTGCGGGTACTATTACCACGTTAACTGTTGCAGCGGCTGCGCTTGTAGCGATTGGCACGACGTTAGCCGCTGTTCTAGGTTTGATCGCCGCTGCTCTAACGTCACTTTTGGTTCCGCTGGCTGCTTTGACAGCGGGTATTGGTGCTGTGGTCGGGGTTATTGGCTTTGTTGCTGTGCCAATGATTAAGTGGATTTCAGATACCAAAAAATTGGTGGATGAAAAAGATGAACTTAATAAGAAAATCAAGACTCTTGACAAGTCTACAAAAGAATACACACAGACGCAGGATCGTCTTAATGAGATTCAGAAAGAACTAAATAAGTCTGGCGCTGAGGGTGTGTTTCGTCAGATGCAGCAATTCGGTGATAAAGTAAGCAATGCTGTGTTTACGGATAAAAACACACAATTGTTTACAGACATTCTGGCAAGTGGCATGAAGGCTTTGGAGCCTTTGTTGCCTATCCTTACCAAATTGGTTAATGTCTTTGCTACAGAAATTGCTAAAGTAGCCGAAAACTTTAGGCAATTCACCAAAGACCCTGAAAATCTGGCTCTTATTATGAGTTTCTTTGAAACAGGAGCCAAATTAATTCAACCCATGGCTAACGCTCTTGGGTTGTTAGGCAAAATATTTATGCAAATTGGCGTTGCTGTTGGGCCGATTGCAGAGACGATGCTTAAAGATTTCGTTGGTTGGTTAAACCAGATTAGCGACAATTTGTCTAAGCCCGGTGGCCTGAGGGGTCTGGGCGATTTCTTCGCTGAGATGTACCCAGTATTTAAGGGTTTGGTTGTTCTGCTTAAAGACTTCGTTGGTGGGTTTGTTGAAGTAGGTCGTCAGAACGCGCCTGAACTTCTTAGCATGATTAAGTGGCTAGGTGAAGTTGGCAGTGTCTTTGTAAAGTGGATTAATGAGACTGTCGATAAGTATGGTCCGTTTCTTGCGCGTGTCTTTAAGGCAGTCGGCAACGCAATTGGCATCGTCTGGGATATAGCCACCAAGTTGTATGATGCCTTTGAGCCTATTGTTGATATAGGTCTAAATATAATTGAAGTTGTGATTGAAATGTTCCGCGCTGGATCGCGACTTGCAGAAATTTCTCACGTTATTGACATTATCAGAATTGCACTTGAAATTATATTGTACCCGTTTAACTTGGTGCTAGAAGTTATAAAGCGTGTGCTTAGCGCGGCCCAAGAAATGTTTACCGCGCTTAAAGATTCGGCTGTCGGTCAAGCAATCGCTAGCGTGTTTGAAGTAATTAAGGGTGCTATCGATAAAGTAGCAACAGTAGTAGATAAAATTATTGGCGGCATCAAGTGGTTAAAAGAAGCGGCGGGTTGGCTTTTCGGTGGAGGTGATCCCGCTGCTAACGCCCAAGACAGAGTAGATGCTGTTAATCGTCAGAGACAAGATCTTATTAATCGAGGGTACACACCTTCTGGTGACCCGCTAAATCCGGCACTTACCCCACCTCCAACTACAAATCCGATTTTCGGTGGTGGCAGTGGCAATGGTGCGTCCGGTGCAATTGTCACAAGGCCGACTCGCGCTCTGATTGGCGAATCAGGCCCAGAAGCGGTTGTCCCGCTTTCGGCAACTCGAGGTTCTCGCAGGTTGTCGTTGGACAACAGAGCGGGTGCACCTGTGCAGATCTCAGGTGACATTCACATTACCGGCGTTCAGAATCTTGATCAGTTCGTAACTGAAGTTCAGAAGTATGTGTCCAACCTTCCGCGTGAATCTAGCACTGGAATGAGCGTTGGCTAGCGGCGAAAATGGGAAAGCGGTCTTCCTCTTGTGTCTAGAGGGGCTGACCAAGAATGAGACACTCAAAAGTGCCGGGTTGGCTGGTGTCCGGTTGCCGGTTGCGCCCTTGGACACGATTAATATTACCCAAGACATCAACATCAACAGTCAAGTCTTGCCCCTTTCTGGTTCAGTGGTGTTTGGTGGGGGTCCTGGCCTTCTGAACGTGTCTTATGACAGTCTCTTGCCCATCGAAAACACTCCGAGATGGGCACACACGCCGAATGGGCAGTATCCGTGGCGCGACGTCAATTGGTACGCCACCTTGCTTAGGACTCTCGGTTCTACCAACGACATTTTTAGGCTTGTTGTGTCTGAGCCTGCTGGTGGTGGGGCTGGGTACTTAGAGGGTGGTGTCGGTGATAATCGGCTGGCTGTCGACATGAAAGCCATGATTAGTTCCTTTTCAATCACCGATGAAGAGGGTGATTGTCTGTGGTATGCCATCGAATTCACCGAGTACAGGGTGCTAACTTACTCTACGGTTGCGCGTGAACTCGGGCCACTAACGTATAAAGTTGACAAGTACAAAACGCTGGAGCAGATTGCTAACGGCTATCGTCAATTCGACGTACGTTGGCAGAACTTGCTACGACTAAACAAGAATCTAAAGCAGCCTCTTACCAAGGCAGATAAGAAAAAAGGCAAGAAGCCCAAGAAGGTCACTAATCAGAAGCAGACGATCAAGCGGGGTACCGTCGTTCGTCTAAGAACCAAAACGGGCGTCATTGATGCCATTGACGATTTTGACATCGGCAAGGAAAACGACCAGACCGATAACGATTCTGCCTAATGGCTTACATTAGTCCAACAAAGCGCGAAGAGGTTAAGCGTACGGGTGATGGTCAGATCATCGTCCTTAATCAGGACTATGTTGGACCTAGATACCCAATTGACGATCGGCGTTTTACTGGCCCAGGCGGTTTCAAGGTCGAGTTGTACACGCAGGGAAGCACCGAGATCAATGGGCGCCCCTCGGCTAAAGCGATGCGCAAGATCGATATTACTGAAGCGGTTGTTAGTATTGATTGGTCAGATAGTCTAGAGCAGGCTGCGGTTGAGGGTACGCTTGAACTGTACGATCCAGTCTCTCCGATTACGGGAGAGCGCCGACTCTTAGACATCAAAAAGGGTCAGCGCATTCGCATTTCGATAATTAACGATCAAAACAACTTAACTGAACTCGGTCGTTTTATTATTTGGGAGAAGACACGCAATTCTCGCAATGACGCTTCGCTCAGCATTTCTTTCCGTGATATTCTTGTTTATTTGCAGAAGTCTGAAGACGACTGGCTTTTCCAGAAAGACCCTAAGAAGAAAGCATACAAGGCTGGTTGGACGGCTAAGCAGATTACCGAGGAAGTGTGCAAGCGGTACGGTATTCCTCTTGGCAAGAAGAGGATTTGGGTTACCAAAAAAGTTAAAATTAAGGGATCCAAGAAAAAGAAGAAGAAGCGGTTTCTTATTACAACGACAGATCTGCCTGAGTGCAAGCATCGCAATCCGCTGATTAAGATCAGCGGTGGGTCGGTGTACGAGTTGCTGTTGAAGGTGTGGACAGAAGAACGGCGTGCCACAGGTACTAAATTTGTAATTCGCGCTGAGAATGACAAGTTAAAGATTATTCAAAAGCGTGAACAGCCGGTACTTCATTCAGTCCAAGAAGGCGAAAACTTAATTAGTAGCACATTTACCGACTCGCTCGAGGGTATGGCTACTGCAGTTACAGTTGTTTCTGATCCTAAAAGTAATTCAACCAGTAGTTCTACGCAATCAACCGACCGCACCACTTCTACTACTCAAACCACAAGAGAGGACACTTATCCAGCAACAGGTGGAGGCCAGTGGAAAAAGGAAGTGGCTTCTTTCTTCACAGTTGAAGACGAAGGGGGACTGGCCTGTTCTGGTTTTGAAAAGAACGCTTCTCTTATGGGGTTTGGTGAGGCTGCCAAGAGCATGTCTTCAAGTGGACCCTTCAATGCCATGGGCACTCTTCCTTGTGGCACTGTAATTGAAGTTCGTTACAACGGCAAGACGATGCAATTGCCGAAGGTAGATGTTGGTGCCGGTGGTACCGGTATCGGCGCAATTCCTCGAGTGATGGACCTTACTGCTGCCGCTTGGGATGCTTTCGGCATCAATCGTGATTTGGGTAAGGTTGTTGTTGAGTGGCGTCTGTATGATGGAAGGTCTGGCGGAGCGAGCAGTGGTATTTTAGCCACGGTTAAAAATCAATCTCGTGTTGATCGATACGGCTACATTCACAAACTGGTTAAACTCGACAAGGCTATCACCCAAAAAGACGCCAAGATCAAAGCGCAAGAAGTTCTAAGAGCGAATCTGCGCGAGAATGTTGAAGGTTCGGTAACATGCTTTTTCATGCCACGTCTTAGGGCGGGCGCTCCGATTTTCGTAAGAGATAAAGCGGCCAGACTCGTAGGAAAATTTTATTGTTCTGATGTTAAACACTCGCTTACTGCGTCTGGTTGCACAACAACAATCGGGCTAAATTGGCTGGATATGGTTCCAAGTGCCTTGCTAACTGACGAAGACAAGGGCATCAAGAAAGCCACTACGACTACTACCGGTGGTTCGTGTGGAGAAAAGGCGCTGGAGGCTGGGCGAAAGTACATTGGCACGCCATATTCTTGGGGCGGTGGTGGGTCTTCCGGTCCTTCTTATGGCATCGCGAGGTCGAATGGGCCAAGCGGGGCGAACATCAAGGGCTTCGACTGCTCTGGCTTTGTGCAGTATTGTTGGGCACAAGCGGGGGTAAGCGTTCCAAGACACACGGACGCTCTCGCAACTGTTGGACAGTCTGTTCCGTTGGGGCAAGAGCAGCCCGGTGACATCTTGCTTTACAGCACGAGCGATGGAGCCGGGTCAAGGTACGGGCACACTGCGCTTTGGTCAGGCCCCGGCATGATATTAAATGCTGGCGGTGGAGGAGGTGGCGGCGTGCGTGAGTACGCCCGAAGCGACCATGTGCTTGCTCGTCGTGTGAGTCACCTGTGTCCTGCTTCTGATGGCGGCGCAGGCGGTGGGGGCGGCGGTGGGGGTACCTTGCCGCCGACAGCACCTCCTGGAGATGCGGTGCAGACTTTTAGATTAATGTATCATCCTGTTGTTATGACAAATTCAGCCGAAGCAGCCACGAGCGGTATTTCTCCCTACGTCTACGTACAGCGTGTTGCTTCTGATAGAACTATTGAGATCTACAACGGCGACAGGAAGACTATCGTTTACACTAAAAAATCTATGTCGGCACCAGCCAATGGTGTTGACATTTTGGTTGGTAGAGGCGTCGCTACGTTGTTGGGCATACGAGACAAGCCTATGCAGAAGTTTACAGTTACGATTAGGTACCGATGAGTAACGATCTTTCCAGATTGGCTCAGACTTTTGCTGACACGATGACGGGGCGTATGCGCTCCGAGACTGATTATCACGTCGCCAAGACGATGCTTGGCAGGGTTGTGAGCGTAAAGGGTGTGGACGCGCCTGTTGTGCAGATCGGAAAGCAAAAACTAAAGCGTACGTCTTTTCGAATTGCTAAAAGTGTGTCAGTTGCTAATTTAAAGCCGGGTGATGAAGTGCTTATGGTAGAAACCTACCTTGGCACAATTGTCATGACTGCTTTGATTCGCACTGACAACGACAAGGGTGATCGTCTGGGAAAGTTCACTCACGGAGATGCAACCACAAATGTGCATGGTATCAGCAACACCGCTAACCTTGTTTATACTAGCGACGCCCGTTTAAGTAATAATCGTACTCCCACAGACGGTTCGGTTGCTACCGCCAAGATTGCCGACGGTGCTGTTGCCACTGCCAAGATTGCCGACGGTGCTGTTGCCACTGCCAAGATTGCCGACGGTGCTGTTGCCACTGCCAAGATTGCCGACGGTTCAGTTACTAAAGCAAAATTAGCGTCCACGACGGCTTTACAGGCGTTTAATGCTCAAACCGGCACGTCGTATACTTTGGGGTTGTCTGATGCAGATTTCGGGTTGATGCTTACACTAAGTAATGCGTCAGCCATCACGCTTACTGTGCCCAATGAGAGTTCGGTTAATTTCCCTGTTGGATCGTCGATCAACTTTACACAGTTGGGGGCTGGGCAGGTTACTGTGGCGGCAGCCAGTGGTGTCACCATAAACAGTCAGGGTGCAAAAATGAAGACAACGGGAACGTACGCGGTTGGTTCGTTAATTAAGATGTCATCCAACAATTGGTTGCTATTCGGCAACCTTGCGGCATAAGCATACTGGGGTAGCATTCAAATGAGCACTAATGACATCAGCGATCTAGACATTGAAAATCTTCCTCCTGACCCCGAGAGTGAGCAGGAGTTTGAGATCCAGCCACAGTTGGATCTTCCGCAGGCGATCGTGCCTGTGTTCGACGACCAGATTCTCGACCCACAGATTGTTGCTACTTACGATGAATACGGCAACATCCTTGAATATGAAACCGAGTCTGCTGTTGAGCAGCAGCCTATTGGTCGTACTTGGATGTTCGACTTTGAGAAGGGCGAGTTCGCTTCGGCTGCCGGTGGAACACCGCGTCGTGTGTCTAACAACGATACATTGATTATTCAGCAGTGGATTCGGCGTGCCTTGGTCACAGAGCGTTTGGCATACAGCATCTACCCGCAAAATTTCGGTGTTGAATTGTTGCCCGTTTTGAGTGGGGCGTTGTCGGGTCCAGCCGCTACGGCTCAGATCGTCGCAACGGTTCAGGAAGCACTTACTTATCACGACCGAATCGAATATGTAAGCAATGTTCGTGTGACCGATCAGAACGGTACAATTTTTATTAGCGCAGACGTCAAGATAGAACAGGGCGAATTGTTGTCAATTAACGAGCCGGTAGGCGGAGTTTAGTATGGCGAGCATCTTAGACTTCCAGAGTATTTACGAAGAAGACGTAAATTCTATCCGCGCTCGCGTCGAGGCGGCGGCTGATACCGACATCGACAAGCGTGCCGGTGAGATTTTTTACGACATTACGTCGCCAATTATTTTTGAGATTGAGCGTCTGTGGGACTCGCTCAATTATTATGCAGCGCTTACTTTTCTGCCTTGGTCCAACGGGATCTATCTGGACTACAAAGGCTTGTACGAGATTGGGCTAGCCCGTCTTACTGCCACGACTGCTACTGGCGTGGTCACGTTCGTGGGTGATCGAGGTACGTTTATTTCTTCGGGCACAATCGTCTCAAACACGCCACAGGTAGTTGACGACGAGTTGTACCAGTTCCAGACTTTGGCGGACGAAGAAATTGGAATGAGCGCCCCGTTCACAGCGCCGACTGTTGTGGCTGGGGGAACTGGCACGGTTGTTTCAGGTACAGGACTAGCACTCGAGCCTCTAAGATATGCTGTGTCTTTTGTGGGGCGTGGTGGCGAAACGGAAATGGGACCGGCTTCGTCTGGGCTAAGCGTTAATAACAAGGTCATTCTGCTAACGGACATTCCTGTTGGACCTGCCGGTACTACTTCGCGCAAGATCTGGCGAATGGACAACACAAGCGGTGACTTCCGCTTGCTAACCACACTCGCTAATAACACCACCACAGTCTACACCGACACGCTAAACACGTTGTTGGCGACGGCAGTGGCCCCTGCAACCAACACCACCGATCGTGTGGACATTGATTGTGAGAGTCTTAACGGTGGCATCGACAACAACCTAGGCTCTTCAGAGGTTGACCAGTTGGTGGACTCTATTGATGGTGTGGCCAGCGTGCTTAATGACAACCCATTCGTTAGTGGAACAGATGAAGAAACCGACGAAGAGTATCAAGCGCGTTTGATCTTCGCTCTTTCTTCTGACGCGGGGCAGGGAAACAAGGCCGATTACATTCGGTGGGCTAAGACCGTGGATGGTGTTGATGGTGCCGCAGTAATTCCCCAGTGGGACGGCGACAACACTGTGAAGGTCATCCTTGTAGGTCCAGACAACACTGCCGTAAGTGCGGCTGTTGTAAGCGAAGTTCAAGAGTTGCTCGACCCTGATTCAGATGGTTCGGGTCAAGGTTATGCGCCGGTCGGTGCTGAAGTCACTGTCGTGTCGGTAGCCCAAGTGAACATCTCCGTGTCGGCAACGATTACCCATGAAAGCCAATACAGTCTTGACGGTGCTAACGGCACAAGCGCCACGCGAGACGAAATTGTCGATTCAATTAACGCCTACTTCCGCTCTCTACCTGCTGGTGGCGACGTTATTTGGGCAGAAGTTCTTGCTCGAGTGATTACTGTTGATGGAGTGGCAGACGTTAGTTCTTTCCAGATTAATAGCGGAACAGCAAATGTGGCCATTGCTGATAACCAAGTGCCCACGCTGATCTCTCACACCTTCGTTTAGTGGCTAGCACCCCGCCCGCAGCCGTGCCGTCTGAGGTGACGGAGATCTTGCAGCGCATGCGCGAGGCCATGCCGAGTGATTTGGCATATTCGCATTATGGACATAACATTCTTAATTCAATTGCAAATGAGTTGTCGCGAGTTGAAGAGGCTTTGCGCTTGTGGTTTGCTGGGCAGTTTGTTGCTACGACATCAGGTGAGCATTTAAGTCGGCTAGAGGCTGCCGCTGGCTTATCTGTTAATCCTGAGGGGTTCACTGTAGATCAGCGCAGGGAGCGGCTTACTGCGCATCTGTCTGGGCGATTTAATTATGTCGGCTCAGATTTTTTGAAGAATCTGTCGCGGTTGGCATATGGTTCGATTCCATCGATCAGTGTCAACACGACCACTGGAACAGCCACGTTGACTTTTGCGGTAGGTTTAACTTCCGCAGAAGTAAGCCGGATTATTATTTATTGTGAAGAGTCGGGTCCGGCGCATTATCAATGGGAGATTAATTCGGACGACGCTTCAAGCGGTCTGGTCGTCAACGTTGGCAAGGTTGGATTTACCAAGATTTAATGTCCATTTCGGGTATTAAAATAGATAGGACATCATGGCAAAACGTGTAGACTTCATCAACAACAGTTCGGTAGTAACCGAAGACTGGCTTGACGACATTCAGGAATTGATGTCGCGGCACATTGATGGCGTTTACCTCGAGCGCGTAAACAACACCCAAATTCGCGCTGGCATCGATGTTCAAGGCTCAATCGTAACCGACAGTTATGTTGATGGCGGGGTTAATCGCAATAAGTGGCGATATGTGACCACACCGCCTTCGGTGACTGTTTCTGGTTCTGCTGGGGCTAGGTATCTTTATGCTGTAGGTGGTCCTGATTCCAATCTAGGCGACCCGGCTACTAACACCAACAAAGCCTTTACGCTAGAAGCAGCAACCACTACCACTCCATCCGGCACAAACACGCGTCTGCTTGGTACGTGCGACTGGAGCGGTACGGTTGTTTCCAACATCCGCTTCGTGGCTGGTCAGCAGCCCCCAGCAGATTTGCGAAACGCATTTGTGATTACGCCTGTTGACGCCGGAGGCACCCCTTTAGGTGTTCGGGGTGTTTCAGGGCAGACAGCAGATTTGGTGCAGGTAGGCAGTTCTGCTGCCGCTGGCGATCGGCTGGCTGTGTCCGCTGCAGGTCAGGTTTATCTGCCTGTCACCGGGTCTGGCGGTGGCATCGTAATTGGTGGCGATGCCAATTTGTACAGATCCGCTGCCAACACTCTCCGAACCGACGACTCTTTTGTCGTGGATGCTAACTTAACTGTCAGCGGCAATGCAACGCTGGGTGGTTCAGGTGGTTCTGTTGGTTTTTACGGTGTGACACCTGTTGCTAGGTCTTCGGCATACACAGTGTCTAACGTGGCTACTGACAGGACGTTTAATGCCAACGCGACGAGCGTGGACGAGTTGGCCGATGTGTTGGGCACTTTGATCACTGACCTCAAAGCGACAGGAATTATCGGCTAATGGGTAACGCCCCTCTAGGAAGTCAGTCCAGTGCTTTGCCTCTTCCCGGTGGAGCCGTAGAAAGCGGCTCCCTAACCGTAGCGGAATTGGCGGCGTCGCTGCAGCAGTTTTTGGTGCCTACTGGTTCGGTTTTGCCGTTTGCTGGAGAATCTGCGCCTTCCGGCTTTCTTGTCTGTAATGGCACTGCGGTGTCGCGAACGACATATGCCGATCTGTACACTGTTCTTGGTGGTGCGCTAAGTCCTTATGGACAAGGTGACGGTTCTAGCACTTTTAATTTGCCTAATTTGTTGGGGCGTGTGCCTGTCGGAGAGGGTACTGGCGCACAAAATGGTGGCTCTGGCACAGGCGCGATTACAAGTGGAACGGCTCTTTCGGCCCGCACTCGGGGACAATGGAGTGGCGACGAGCGGCTTCAGTCGCACACGCACACTGTTTCTTCTTCTGGTTCTGGCACCACCAATACAAATAACGGAGATTTGAACCACAATCACGGCTACACTGCGTCTTATGATCGTAACGGTTCGCATGGGTTTGCTGCTGGACCGAATACGGCAACTTACAACTGGGCAACTTTCGGAACGGGAACTGATTACCGGAATCTGAATCACACCCACGGATTTAGTGTTACCGTCAGTGGTACATCTGCTGACCATTCGCGTTCTGGCAAGGGTGCATCAGAGAACATGATCCCATTTCTGGTCGTTAACTACATCATCAAGTTCTAGATGGTAGAAAACGACCACATGGGCGAAAACGCGGCGCGTTACGTAACCTACCGTGAATTTGACGACTTTCGCGCCGAGTTTCGACAGGACCGTAACGAATTGCGCGAGCAGATGCTTCAGATTTCTGAGAAGATTTCACACGACAACAGTCGTATGGGCGAGGCCATCGATGGAATGCGTCACCAACTTCAGGTCTATCAGATCGAGACTCTGAAGGCGCAGGTGGAAGAGAAGAAGGAAAAGATGACGAACAAGTCGAATCAGAGTTGGGCGGTTCGGCTTTCGGTCATCAACACTGTGCTTAGTTTCGTTATAGCGATTTTGATGATCATTATTACAAGGGGTATCATTGGCTGATTACGCTAAGATCAAGCCGTACCGCCAGTTGCGCCGGACCACCCCATTTATGCGCGGTGATGATGTGCGCAAGGTACAGCACTATCTAAAGTTGAAGGAAGACGGAGAGTTCGGACCGGCCACTGCTTCGGCTGTGGCCGCTTGGAAGCGTCGGGCAGGTTATCCTTCTGACAAGATTCTGCCCATGTTGGGAATTACTGGGCAGCAGTATTTGTTCGGAACAAAGCCACTTCCTGTAGCATTTAAGATCCGAGCCAAGAGTCGCGCAAAGGCTGCCAAGAAGGCCGTGGCTGCTCGTCCTGCGCGACTTAAGGCTATGGACCTTATGGTTGCTTGGGCCAACTCCGGCGTGATGGAGAGTCCGTCAGGCAGCAACAAGGTTCCAACGCTGCAGGCTCTATCGCGTTCTTTGAATTTGTCATCCTTCTACACGAACATGGGATGGCCGTGGTGTGCGTTTGCTGTCATGTTGGCCGCTCTGCGTCACGACTCGAAGACAGCAACATATGGCCTGCGTCAGGGCAAGTTCAACGCTTTGTACACACCAGACATTCTTTATCATGCCGGACGCAACAACTATGGCATGCGGGTTGTCGGGGCATCGCAGGCAAAACCCGGCGATTTCGTTATGATCAATTTTCCCGGTGGGGATCCTCGAGTGGATCACATCGGCATGGTCACCAAGGCACCTGCGGGTGGTTGGGTGGAAACGGTAGAAGGCAACACGTCGGCTGCCGGTAGTCAGGACAACGGTGGTGCGGTTCTACGAAAGAATCGTCCACTGTCAGTCGTTTCAGCATTCATTCGTTTCGAGTAGAAAGGCGAGAAATTGCAGTCAACTGTTGCTTGGGGTGCTACTTCTAAGTTGCTCCTTACCACTTTTCTAGCGTCGCTGATCCCCACGGTGAGCGATTGGATTTCAAGCGGGGCTATGCCTACACAGGAGACTGTGCTTTCCGCCGTTCTCCTTGGCGCTCTCGCGGTTGTTCGCGTGGTTCAGCAGATCATTCTAGACACTCAGGTAAAGTACAACGGCATCGAGATCTCTGAGGACGCCGAGTCACCCGAGGTCTAAGTGGCTATCCGCTTGGAAGAAGGGGACACTCCTTTCGTCCCCTCCATGCTAACAAGGCGAGACGAATTTACCATTATTGGTGAGCAGGTTAAGCAGATTCAGGCAGAGATGTTCCGTCTGGAAGTTATCATGCACACAAATGGTCACCGTGAAATTGATTTAGTGCCGGGTTCAGATCAGGCGTACAAGACACAATTTGATGTCTATAAGGCCGGTTTGAAGCGTATCGAAGTTTGCTACCCAGATTTCATCGATTCACTATTGGGGGCACAAAGAGGGGTCTAGAGCAACCGGCCTGTTCTAGATTCTTAGGGGCCAGCACACCTACTCGCCGGGTGTGTTGGCCCCGTCTGTATTCTGATAGCAACGGTCGTTGCTGTCTAGATTGACGTCCACGGGGCCGGGATGCTATGATACCGATCATACATCCATCCTCTCCGCGTATGTCCTCTCTCTCGTGGAAACTCCCCAAAGTCCTCCCGAGTCATAGGCAGCGCGTTCCGTTAGAAAGCGGGGCGTTATGTCGGTTGTTTACCTTGCCGGTCCCATTGATTACGGGACCAACAACAGCGACGACAGGGAACTGTTCGTCGCGGATATCGGCAAAAAGGCGATCGTTTACGACGCCACCACCACGTTCGTGGCCCCTTCAGTTGAGAGCATGACCATGATGGACATGGCTGGGGCCATTTCTATCCACCATGCTGCCATCGAGGCTTGCGACGTGTTTGTGGCTGACATGCGTAAGCGTTCGGTCGGAATCCCGATCGAGATGTGGATCGCTCACGAACACCAGAAGCCCGTGTTCGTTTTGTACGACAAGGACCTGCCCGTTTCGATCTACATTGATTATGTAGCGGACGAGTATGCCTATAGTTGGGAAGATATGGCCCAACTGGTACAGAACGAAATTGCCGCATTTTCATGCCTGCTATAGACACGGCCTCCCGGTTGGCTCTGGCTACCGGGTGTGGCAAAAAATTTCAATATCAGTATGTCCACAATATGCGCGGGAAGGACGCGGGTGCGTTCATTCTGGGCAACACGGTGCACAATGGTATCGAGGCGTGGTTTGAACTCGACGATCCGGAGCGTTTAAAGCCGGGTAGGTTGTGGCAGTGCATGGATGAAGTCTGGGAGGAGCAGTTGCCCCTCGGGCTGAAGTCCAAAGTGTTGGAAGAGATCAAGTGCTACCATGAGACTGAGAAGGTCATCGCCGCCATCCGTCTGACTCGACCCAACGTCAGCAATCCTACGGCGACGAAAGAGTACAAGGAGTCTAGGGAAGCACAGGCTTTGGCCGAAGCCAGCGAAAAGACTGCTAAGTGGTTGCAGGCCAATGAAGCGTCTATCCGTTGGTCGAAGACTGAACCACCGCTGAAGTCGTGGTTGGTGGCTCAGCGAATTTGTGCTGATCTTGAAGTAGAATGGATTGAACGACCCAAGCCGTTGCTTGTTGAGAGTTCTTTTCATTTTGAGTACGATGATCTAGTCTGGCGTGGGCGGATTGACCTCTACGGTCCGACCACCAAAGAAGGCGAAGTCGAGCCAATTCTCATTGACTGGAAGACGTCGCAGAACCCTCCGTCGGCAATGGAGATCTTCTACCAAGCGGTGATCTACCACTTGGCGATTAACGTTGGGTTTGGCCTTTCTCTGGACGAAGTTCACTTTCGCATCCTCAGGCGAGGCGAAACCGTGAAGGCGAAGGTAGACCCCGACAAGCACTACCCCATGCTCGTTGAGCGCCGAAAGCATCTAGAGGCTGTGATCAACGGGCAGGGGCTTTACATGCCTAATTATTCATACACTTGCAAGCACTGTGACTTTGCGCCGCAGTGCGAGGCCGAGTTGGGCCTTACCATTTTAGAGTAGGAGGCCGGAAATGCGTTGCAGGGCACAGACATTGAGGGCAGTGGCAAAGAAGAACGCTACCGCTCGCGACGAGTTGGCGACAATCGGCTATGAGTACACCCTCCCCGCTGTGATGTCCTTGGTTCGTGACAATCGCTTGTACGACCGTGAAGACGTTAAGCAGCAGACGTGGGTTTACGTATTAGAGGCCGTCGATCAGGACAAAGGTCTTGGTGACATTCTGTACTACATCAAGTGGTACACCATGAACCGGATTCGCGATTGGATCGGCATGACGGTGCGCAGGCACGCGTTCATGACTTGTGAGGAGTGCGGTCATCGCATGCCAATCAAGCCCAGAAACCAGCGCTGTTGCAAGCAGTGTGGCGCTGGCTGCGAATCCATCGAATCTAAATCATTTATAGACGCAGCAGTTGACCACGAAACCACAGCGCGAGTCGTGGTGGACGATCACACTTCTGTGTTCGTGGAGGAGTTCTTAGGAACACTCAGGGACGATAGGGACCGAGCAATCCTCCTTGGGTACGTGGCCGATGTGGACCGGGCGCAGTTGGCAGTCCGGTTTGGCGTCTCAGCCGGACGCGTGTCCCAAATCATGAATCGTTTGCAAAGCGCATACACCCAGTACACCGCAGCATGAAAGGCGAGAGAGTGCACGACGAAGGCGTAGTTGCCGTTATTGGGGGCCAGTATGGCTCTGAGGGCAAGGGCTTGGTAGTGTCAAAGATCTGGCAGCACTACCGAAACCACGTGCGGGTCGGCGCGGCCAATGCCGGTCACACCGGGTGGATCAATGGTGTAAAGTTGGTGTCTCAGCAGTTGCCTATGGCTGCTTGGGCACACAAGACCGGCGAGAGTGTCAAGTGCTACATCGGTCCCGGTGCTGTGATCTCTCTGGAGATCCTGCAGCGAGAGATTGCGGAGACTGGTATCCCCTCCGAGAATCTTTTCATCGACTATCGTGCCCATATCATCACCGAGGACCAGATCGAGCGTGAGGGTCGCACAGACCTAGCCGACCGCATAGGGTCCACCTCGACCATTGCGCGGGAAGGTATTGGTACTGCTACCAGCGACCGGGTGATGCGTTCGGCTAGTTGTGTCACCGTGGACGAGGTAGCCGAACTGGCTATTTACGCCGCAGACGTTCCGTACATCCTGTCGCAGGAAGATTCTATTCTGCTCGAGGGCACACAGGGGACGGGGCTTTCGCTGACCACGGGCCAGTTCCCTTATACAACCAGTCGCAACACCACCGCTACCGGGTTGATGGCCGACGCTGGTATTCCGGCCAACAGGCTAGACCGGTCGATCGGTGTGTTCCGTACGTTCCCAATTCGTGTCGCAGGTAATAGCGGGCCGTTCTTCGCTGACTCAGAGGAGATTGATTTCGACACTCTCGGTGTCGAGCCTGAGAAGACGACCGTGACGAAGTTGAAGCGCCGCATTGCTACGTGGTCCAGTCAGCAGATGGAGTATTCGGCTCTGCTGAATGGTATGACCCACGCATACGTGACGTTCCTAGATTACGAGATTCCGGAACTGTACGGCAAAGAGTCATTTGAGGGCCTCGACCGCGACGAGATGGACAAGGCGGATGCGTTCATCGGGCGATTCTCGCGCATTGGTGTCGAGTTGATGGGCTTTGGAACCGGCCCGCAGTCTGTGGTTCCCGTTCGCGACTACCTATACGGTGTCGCTAGTTAGCACGATAGTTTCAATATACCACTGTTATGGCCTAAGAGCCGCGTTCAAGGAGTGTAATTTTGGCACGTATTCCGTTTGGTGAGTCCGCTGAGAAGCAGACATCCAGTAGTGGTGGGGGCGACAACCGCATTCTCGACCTCCGCGCCCGCGAAAAGCATCGCATTCGCATCCTCGAGTCGTTTGTCGAGACATGGCGACAGTATACCCTTCGGTTCCAGAACGAGCGCGATTCTAACATCGTTCGTTTTGTGGTTCAGCGCAATGGCGATCTGCTGAGCCGTAAGGGCTTCCGTTCCACCCGTCGCAACGCGGTGAATGTCTGGTCCTATGATGAGAACCGCATCTGTGTCCTCGTTGGCGGTCCCCAGATCTTCAACGAGTTTAACGCGTGGAAGGAGTCGGGGATCGATATTCAGGCCTCCGACGTTCTGATTACTCGCACGGGTTCTGGTCGCGACACGGGTTACTCCGTCATTCGCATGGACACGTCGCCGTTTGACGAGAAGATCAGCCTTGACGATCTGCACGACCTTTCCTTTTTCGATCAGGCTCCGTCTGACGAGGAAGTGCTGCGCCTCTTGAAGGAGTTGGAGATTGACTTCGACTCTATCAAGTTGCCCACTTACACGATCGACGAGGCCAAGGCAATGGAGATGCCGTTCGGCAAGCACAAGGGCATGCCGCTTGGCGATCTGGTTGCCGACGAGCCGGGGTGGGCCGATTGGTTCATTGGTCAGTGCGAAAAGAATGGCGATGTGGGCCGTGAGATCTACATCGCCTTGAAGACGCTCGCCACAAACGGCGAGTATGACCCCAACTCGTTTACGATTGGGGAGGGCGAGTCCTCAAACCCTAGTGTGGTGGCAGGTGACGACGACACCACTCCTTCGACTGACGAGAGTTCAGAGGCGACTGCCTCTGAAGTCGAGAAGGTCAAGGCGTCGCCTGCCACCAAGAAGAAGGACGCAGCGCCGGTTAAGGCAGAGCAGGAGACTTTGCTACCGGCAGACGAAAGCATTAGCGACGACGAGTTGCGCTCCAAGATCAAGGCAGAATTGACCAAGGAGCAGTGGTCGGACTTCCGGAAAGTGATTAGCCTTTTCGAGAAGAACACCAACCCGGTTAAGCACGACGTTGCTAAGTGTGAGCGTTCCGAACTAGAGGCTATCTTGGCAGAAATTGTCGGTTAGCCAGAGTGACTCGCATTGACTAAAATTGGGGGCGGGCTGCAAACGCGGCTCGCCCTCAATTGTTCAATGGGATTCCTGTGCCGTACGTATTAGTCGAAGACTTCAGAGACACACTTTCTAACGAGATTGTCAAATTGGACGGGGGCATCTTGCTCGCGGCTGAAATGACGGGTGTGTCGGATAGAGGGCTTAGGCGAATTCTAAGCGGTAAGCAGAAGTACGTTAGTGACACCATCTTCGACCGGATCTGTACGGCATTCGGTTGGGAGTACTGGAGTTACGAAATACACGGAATTAAGGACCCATAATGGCAAAAGTTAAGAAGGCAAAGCCGTCAGGTAACTTTGACCTAGACAGCAAGGCCCTCGAGTTGTTTGGCGAGGGTGCGTTGGTCACGGGGTCGGAGCGCATGGACGGTTTTGATGTCTCAGTCATTCCGTCGGGCGTGCCGACCCTTGATTATGCTCTCGGCGTCGGGGGTCTGCCCCGTGGTCGTGTGGTCGAAATCTATGGCCCCGAGGGTACAGGCAAGACGCTCATCATTGGCCTCTTTGTTGCCGGTGCCCAGAGGGCTGATGGCAAGGGTGCGATCATTGACGCTGAGCAAGCGTTATCTCCTTCTTTCATGGAGATTGCGGGTGTGGATTACGAGGCTTTGCGGGTTGGTCTTCCGGACAATGGATTTCAGGCATTTGAGATGGCTGAGTTGCTTTGCCGGTCGAACGACTATGACGTGATTGGTATTGACTCTGTGGCCGCGCTTGTCACTGAGCAGGAACTCGACGGTGACTACGCCGACAATCACATGGCTCCTCTGGCCAAGTTGATGTCGCAGGGTCTTCGCAAGTTGACCCCCATCGTTCATGATTCAAACGCGATCGTCATCTTCAACAATCAGATCCGTACCCGCCCCGGTGTCTCTTTTGGCAATCCTGAGTACCAGCCCGGTGGGCGTGCCCTGCCGTTCTATTCGTCCGTTCGTCTAGACGTACGTGTGGCTGAGCGGTTCAAGGACGACAATGGTGTGCAGTTAGGACACAAGGTAAAGATCACTGTAAAGAAGAACAAGGTGAGCGCACCACACTTCACCTCTTTCTTCAATTTCTACTACCGCGAGGGCAACCACACCGGATACGGTGAAGTCACCCCCGGTGTGGACGTTGGCGATTCTTACCTAGAACTTGCGCTAACCCTTGGCTACATCAAGCAGGTTAGTTCGTGGTTCCACTTCATTGACAAGGAAACTGGCGAGTCAGTGGCAAAGTGGAATGGCCGGTATGCAGCCACGACTGGCATCATGGAATATAGGGACATCCTAGATAAGCAAGTCTACCGATAGATTAATTTGTGGTGTGGATTTGCAGTCGTCTGGCGTGGCGGTTGCTGTCTGGCCGTCGATGCATACGGAATTCGTGAAGTTGCCAAAGTTCCGTAAAAAAGACGATTCGCTGCTGCGAAACAAGCGGCTTCATGCCCTGATTGAAATTTCGGAGTCTGTGCCTTGGTTTGAACAAGCCGACGTTGTTTATGTTGAGCGAGCGTACGGAATTAACCGCAACAGCCAGTCCACTTTGATGCAATTGTTAGGCGCGTTCGTTGGTGGGCTGGCTGCGCATCAGATTCGCTGTGAGGAAATCAACACTTCCACATGGAAAGCCAAAGCGTTGCAGAATGGTCGTGCCGACAAAGACGCTGTTATGAAATGGGCCATGGAAGTTGCTGGCCGGGATTTCGGGACGCAAGATGAGGCCGACGCACTCTGCATCGCTTACGCTGGGTGGCTGATTGAATCGGGGACTTGACAGACGCAGCATCGCGTGGTAGAATACCGGGTACGGCCTATGAAAGGAGACTCAAATGGCCCCTATTCCAGAATGCGGTTGCGGTTGCGGTACTCCCTTGAAGGAGCGCAAGGATGGCACGTATGCCAACTATGCGCCGGGTGGACATGACGCCAAGCACAAGTCGGCGCTCGTAAAGGCTGGGCGTGACGGCGACAAGGAGGCCCTTGCCACGCTGAAGGCTAAGGGCTGGGAGAAGTTCCTCGAGAAGGGCAAGAAGAAGACTACCGAGGAGATCAAGCGGACGGTTAAGAAGCCCACCCAGTTGGCTCCGGCCTATTACGGCATGAGCGAGTTTGAGGTGAGCATCTTGGTGAATCCGCCCACGGCTATCACTTGGTATTGCCCTGACGACCATTCTGGCTTCGGTCGGATTATGGTGTCGGGAACGTCGGACGAGTGCTGGTTCTGTCACTCCAAGAGGACCGACGATTCCGAACTGGCTTGGCCCCACTTTGAGGCGGCGCTGGAGAAGTTGCGGGCGCTGGACTGGGAGAGGGTTTACCATGACGCTCGCGTAGACGAGCGCCTGAGCATGATGAACCGGCCAGAGAGCATCACGGTGGCGCGGAATTTCCTGAGGCTGAAGGCCCGCCACATTGACAACCTCGAGCCGAAGACGCTGAAGGAAGAGGATGGAACAGTCTACGCTTAAAAGGATTTCGAGCCACGACCTGCGTAACATCACCATGTTCGATTTGTTGGACCACATCGACGCGATGATGCAGCCCTACGAGGCCAAGCAGGGCGAGACTCGCGACCAGAAGTTGGATCGGTGGTCGCGCACGCTGGACGAGATGCCGGACGTATACGCTTGGTTTAATCACTGTTTTGCCGTGTTCGACTGGCTCACCGACAGATGTAAGGAACTGTATGGCCAGTCTGATTCTCGTTACCGGGAAGCGCGTCAGCGCCGGGATGCGGCTGAGCGTGCGGCATCGAGCGCCAAATTGCGTTATCAGGGTGCTAGCCGGGAGATCACACTTGCACTTGGTGTGGCCGAGGAAGCGCAGATGACGAGGCACCGCCTCTAAATGGCGTTTATTCAGGTCAGAGAACGCGATGCGGTCATCACCGATGTTCCGCACCGTGTTTTGCATGTGTTGCGGCGGGCGTTGCGGTATCGGCCTGCCGGTTACATGTACGAACCTGCGTATAAGTACAAGAAGTGGGACGGATGGATTAATCTGTTCGTCGACGATTGTCAGTTTCCTGTTGGCCTGATTGACCGTGTGACCGGCATCCTAGATAAGGAAAAGGTCGCGTACACGGTGGATATAGTCTCCGAGCCACGGAAGGGCACTCCTCTTTCGCTCTCTATTAATGAGGGGGTACAGGAGCGCTGGTACCAACAGGAAGCAGCGGAGGCGGCTCTGGCGCACGGTGGCGGCGTAGTACGGGCACCCACTGGATCGGGCAAGACAGTGATCGCCGCCCGAATCATCAAAGATGCCGGTGTCACCGCGGTCGTCCTTGTGCCGACGATTGATCTTTTGTATCAGACCCGCGAATTTCTCGAGTGGGCATTCGGAACCAAAGTGGGTATGATGGGCGCTGGTGTTGTCGATCCCCAGCCGGTGACGGTCGCCACGACACGAACCATGGCAAAGGTCCTCGATACCACCTACTACCAGTTCAAGTATGACGACATTGGCGATGATGATTTCACCGAAGTCGAATCAGACATGGGCGAATGGCTGAAATCGCTCGGGTTGTTGATCGTAGACGAATGCCATGTGGTAGCCGCCGACACCGCCTACAACATCGCCACCAACTTGAACGTGGCCATTAAGGTTGGCTTGTCGGCTTCTCCATGGCGCGATGATAATGCCGACATTAAGATCGAAGCGGCCTTGGGTCCAATTGTCTATCGAGTAGGCGTTGAGACACTGGTTAAGGAGGGCTTCTTGGTGCCCCCTATGTTTCGAATCATTGACACCAAGCCCACCCCTGATGCCGAGGGCAAGACCTACGAATCTTGGGCTAAGGCATATCGGTCTGTTGTGGTGGATAACAAACACCGCAATGATTTGGTGGTCAAGACTGTCAATGATTTGGTTGATCAGGGCCGTATTGTCTTGCTCTTGGTCAAGCAGTTAAAGCACGGCGAGAAGTTGCGTAAGATGATTCCAAAGTCGGTGTTTATTGCCGGGTCCTCACCGGCTGAAATCCAGGCGTTCCATCAGTCTGGTGATCGCGAAAGGATCCTGAATGATCTCCGTCGAGGTGATGTACGTTGTGTTATTGCTACTTCTGTTGCTGATATGGGTGTGGATGTACCGGCTCTAGACGCTTTGGTGCTGGCTGGTGGCGGTAAGTCGTCCACCCGGCATTTGCAGCGGATTGGCCGTGTCTGTCGGCCTCACAAAGATAAAACCTACGGAATCGTAGTTGACTTCGACGATTCTTGGGCACACGTAAAGGAGAAGAAGGGCCGGGAGGGTACAGTGACTTCCCCCGGTTGGTTTGACGCACACACCAAGGCTCGGCGCAAAATTGAGCATGCCGAGTGGGAGAGCAGCGCAGTATGGATTTAAGTGACCCCCGTCGCCTAACTACCCTCGCTGGATATCTAGAACACAAAAAGCGAGAGCAGGAGATTAGGCGTTCTATGCGTGAGGCTGGTCCCAAGCCTTACACTGGGCAAATCGCTGATAGCGAGAAAGCCCGGAAGCAGATACGGGAGATGATCGACTCTGCCAACACCGACTGGGACGAGATACGAGAGCAAGCGTGGCGCGACGACTAAAGAACCAAGATGAACTCCGTCAACTGATTAATGACACACTTCCCCTCTCAGAGGGGATCGACAAGTTGTTTGTCAGTCAGGGCTTAAAGGCTGTCCCATGGCAACAGGCTGGGGGTGGCGAGTGGAAGATGTTGTGTCCCTTCCACGACGACCATGACCCATCGCTTGACGTGAACGACGCCAAGGGTGTTTGGCTTTGTCGGTCGGCCAAGTGTGTCTCCTACAACAAAGAGGGAGAGCCGGTCAAGACGGGCGGCGATCTAATCACGTTCGCACGCAGACTTTTTGGCTGGTCCTTCATGGAGGCTGTGCGCAACATCTGTCAGATTGCTGACATTGATGTTGAGCCTTATTTGGCAAAGCCGACCGAGGAGGAGGTTGAACGAGACAGGGCACGCAGTGAGGCAGTGTTCACGCTCAGCCAACTGGATTTCCTGAGTGAGTGGCCGGGTAAGTCCATCTCTCCAGAGACTTTGCAGGAATTCGGCGTGCGCAAGGCTCCCGGTCATTTGGTTTGGCGAAGCGCCCTCGAGTGGGAACAGACGGAATTTGATGACATGATCATCATTCCGCTTTTCAATGACGAGAGCGAATTGGTGGGCTGGACCACCCGCAGTATGAGCGATTCACATGAATCTCGCAACAATCCGAATTCGTGGCCGGGTTCCCAGAAAGACGTGTTGTTCGGTCTCGGTCAGGCTCGCGGCAAATTGCGACACTACGGACACAAGTTGATCTTGGTCGAGGGCCAGACCGACGTGATGGCTATGTGCAGCGAGGGTATCGCTAACGTGGTGGGTCTTCGGGGCGCTACCATGTCGGACGAACAGTGGCGACTGTTGGAGCGGTGGCACATCAAGGAGGCTACCCTTTGTCTTGACGGTGATGAAGGAGGGCGCACCGCCACTCGCACTATTACGCAACGGCGGTGGAATTCTCCTTCGATCATCCTGTCAGTAGCCGAATTGCCCGATGGTGCCGATCCAGACGCCATGATAACGAACGGCGACTCGCTAGCGTTGATGTTGGCTTTGAGTCGGCCCCCTGCCGGTACCGGTTACGAACCGGGCAGGCTTGTTGATTCAACCGAGTATCTCTTGCGTGGTTTGGAGCAGGAGTTTGACATCAGCACACTCTCGGGTCGTCGCGCTTTCATTGAGAGAGCGCTTCATGGCCTAAAGATGTCTTCGGCTGGTGGCTACCACAAGAAGTTGATCGTTGCTTGGATGGCCGAACGGTTTAATATGCCGACGCTTGAAGTCAGCGATTTGTTCATCGACGAGGCGACGCCGATCTCCACGCTGACCATCGAGCAGGCCGTGCTGGCAAGGTTCATGCGCGATCCGCAGTGGGGGTTGGATACAGCCAGCCGGGTGAGTGACGGCGATTTCCAGTATATTCGGCATCAGTTGCTTTGGCGTTTGCTGAATCACGCTGCAGAGCGTGACGTGACCACGGACGATTTCGTGGCTTTGGCCGACTTTGCCGATAGACATGGCTACGCCGCTGAAATCGTTGACCGTGACTTTCTTGATTCGATCGTCGAGAGGTTCACTACCGACGCTTATCCACTAGAGCAGATGATCGATGCCACCTTCCGTCGTCGAGTCTCGGATGGCGCTAAGATCCTGTTGCAGGAACTCGAGAACGCGAATATTTCGTCTGATCAGGTGTCAGCGTCTTTCACCAGCGACGTCGTTGGGCTGACTTTTTGGCGCAAGGGTATGACTGAGGCCAAGTCCAAGGAAGAGAAGGTTCAGGAGACGATTGATCTGATCATGGCTCGCCGGGACAATCCTGACGAGATCATCGGTCTAGACATCGGCCCTTGCTTCCCCAAGTTGAACAGCACGCTGCGTGGTATTCAAAAGGGAAGGCTCCACGTTATCGCCGCTGCTCAGTCGGTCGGTAAGACTAGTTTCTTGAATAACCTAGTCGCCCAGATCTGCATCCACAATAACGTGCCGGGTCTGCTGATTGGGCTGGAGATGAATTACACCGAGTACCACACCCGGCTTCTGGCACAGATGACGGGTATCGACGCTTCCCGCATCGATTCGAGCCGGGTCAATGATGCGGAGTCAGAACTCCTGAATCGGGCTGCTGTGAAGTTGATGAATTCTCCGCTGCACATCGAGACTCCCGACTTCATGACGATGGAAGACTTGAAGTTGATGGTGCGAGGCTACAAACTCCGCCACAACATTCAGGTCGTGTTCTATGACTATGCACAGTTGACGGCCCCATCTAAGGGGCAAGCGCGGATGAATCGCTATGAGGTCATGGGTGAAGTCGCGAAGACCATGAAGTTGGAGATTGCTCGACACATGGACGTGGCCTTCGTCACCGCCGCGCAGTTGAACCGTGAAGGGGCCAAGGAGAAGAGGCCCACGGCGGAAAACATTGGCGATTCATACCAGATCGCACAGACAGCCGACACTTTCCTCATTATGAGTGAGGCTGAGGGCAACGCTACAGTTGTCGATCTGCTGGTAGACAAGAATCGCGCTGGGCACAAAGACATTCTAATCCCGATGTACTTCGACCGTCCGACACAGATCATTCGTGAGTCTGAGAACGGAGCGAAGTACCCATCTTACCGCTTGAAGCCACGAGGTTGACATGAGAGATATTTGCATTACTGGACTGCCCGGTGCTGGCAAAGGCACTCTAGCCACTAACCTACAATCTCTTGCAGTGGACATGGGGATTGAGTGCTGCGTGATTGTGACCGGCGACATCGCTCGTGAGATCTCCAAGGAGTCTCGTGAGACAGGAGCGTTCGCACCAGAAGACGAAATGCGCCGTCGCATCAATGAGCAAGTAGATCACGCTCGCGAGACAGGCATGGTTGTGGTAATGGAGGGCTTTCCTAGGACTCTGCCCCAGTTGGTGTTGGCTGAGCAGATCCTCGATCGGCCTCTCCACGTGATCATGGAGACACCGATCATGACTTGTATTCGGCGTCTTATCGGCAGAGGCAGGCAGGACGATACCGCCGATAGCATCGGCAACCGCATCAGCGAACACCAGCGCATTGTGGGTGAAGTAATGGCTGCAATTCAGGGAGGGGATGTGTGGGAGGATTACTTGGTGGTGCCGAACAACGACGAGATTCACTGTCGTCAGATCGCGATCAGCGCCGAATGGTGAGCGACACCAAAGCCAGTGATTTAAGTCTGGTGTTTAGGTGTCCCGTGATGCAGGACATCTTGTCAACAAGTCTTGATGGCACTGTTGATAGGCATGTAATCCCATATTTCCTGCCCCAGATGCGTCTGGCTGTTTATGTTCACGAGATGCCGGAATTTAGGCTCGAGGAACAGATGCTTGATGCTGGTTACTACGTGCTGGTAGTGCCTAGAGATAGAGTCGAAGCACGCAATGCTATGAAGTACTTCGCACACACTGTCTACTGGACCTCAGACGGCGACGCTGGTCATGGCGTCTACAATCTGAACGAGCCTAGGCTGTTTGGTGACGTGGGGCACGATTTGATTTCCGCTAAGTCTACGCTGATTCCGGCTAAGGGGTTTGCCTTGGTGGATTCGAACGTCAGGCTCCAGATGCCTCCGACGATCTTTGGCTGGATTACTGCCAGATCATCCACCGCACGTAGGCTGTTGATGATACCCAACGGTATTCTTGATGCTGGTTATCGTGGTCCTCTGTTTGCACAGGTGCTAAACATGACGGACGAAGACGTTACAATCGAAGAGGGTGATCGAGTTGCGCAGGTTATATTTCAGCCTCGCCTGCCTATTAATATCAGTTATGTGGATTCGTTTTGGATGCCGACGGAACGAGACTCAAATGGCTTCGGATCCACTGGTCGCTAAGTTACATGACGATTTCGAGCGCCTGAACAAGCGTGTTCGAGAGAATCCTCACGACCCCCGTATTCTCGACGTGGCTGTTCATGAGTACAGGCTGATAGCGGGCATGGCGCTAACAGAGTTAGAACGACTTCAAAACACAATCTACACTTATTACAATGACCGAACCTAAGCCAGAGTGGTATGAGCCAGAGAGAGAAGTTCCGAAGGCACCTGCGTCTAAGGTATCAGTCGGTGATCTTGGTGAGTTTGTACACCTTCATGTACATTCGAATCTATCTTTTAAAGATAGTATTAATGTCGTGGAGGAAACTGCTAAGTGGGCTGCTATTCGTGGTCAGAAGGCTCTCGCGCTGACTGACCATGGCCACATGTTTGGTTCCATTCGACATGCGTTTGCTTGTCGAGACGCCGGGATCGCACCCATCTTTGGAATGGAAGCATACGAGTCGCACATCGACGATCTTCATGAAGCCGATGACGACACCTATCCGGCCCACTTGACCCTCTTGGCCATGAATCGCAAGGGGTGGGAGAATCTGTGTCAGATACACACCAAGAGCCATCAGGCCCCGTACGCCTTGAAGGCACGCACCGGCTCCCGTGTGTATCCGCGTGTTGACCGGCGACTGCTGGAGCAGCACAGCGAGGGGATCGTCTGCATGTCTGCCTGTCTTGGTGGTCGTGTACAGCGTGAATTCATGAATCCGGACGTCAACAAGGACGACCAACACCTACTTAACTCGATGAAGTGGTACCGGGAAGTCTTTGAGGACCGGTACTACGTGGAGTTGATGGGGAATACCAATGAACAGCGGGCTATCCTGCACAGGCAGCGCGAGATTTGTCGCAAGGGTGCACTGCGCACAGTAGCGACTAACGACGTTCATTATCTAACCCAGTCGCAGGGCAAGATGTATGGTGCACACCACATCTACAGTTGCGCTAGGTACGGTAATGATCCTCTGAAGAGCCGTCCAGCCGAAGAGGTCGAAGGCGAGCGATCACGCTTCGGTTGGTACGGCTCGGACGAGTTTTATCTTAAAAGTGCAGATGATATGCGCGACACTGGTTTCTCGGAGATAGAAATCGAGACGTCGGTAGAGATCGCTGAGCGGTGTGTGTCGGCTGGATTTACACCGATTGACCTCAACTTCTCGATGCCACCGGCTCCGTTGGATTCGGTGGATGATTTTTGGTTGTTTGAAATGTGGCAAAAATCTAACGATAAGGTGCTAATCTAATGCCGTATATTAGACAAGACGTACGAACCGCGCTAGACGAGGGTGGAGTTCCCCGAGATTCCGGTGAGTTGGCATATGTTCTGTCGCAGGTAGTGGACGAATATCTGAGTCACAGAATCGTTAACTATGCTAAGCATGCGGAAGTTGTTGGCGTGTTGGAGACGTTGAAGTTGGAGTACTACCGTCGTTTCACTGGTCCATATGAGGACCAGAAGCGCGAGGAAAATGGTGAGGCTTTTTTCTATGCCCGAGACTAGGCCAAGCAAACACGAATACCTCATGAAGGTGGCGTTTCTGACAGCAGAGCGTTCAACCTGTCAGCGGCTTAAAGTCGGTGCGGTGTTTGCAGATCCTACTCTTGAAACGTTTATTGTAGGTTATAACGGTTCGTACAAGGGCGGTCCCAATAGTTGTCGAGGTGATCACAACACGCCCGGTGGCTGTGGGTGCATTCATGCAGAAGTTAACGCGATTGCAAAAGCGAATCGCGGGCCTAAGATTGCCTATATTACTCACAATCCTTGTGTGGTGTGTGCTGCGTTGTTGGTGAATGCTGATGTGCAGCACGTATACTACGGCGAAAAGTACCGAGACGATAGGGGTCTTGAATTGCTCTTCGAGGCGGGAGTTCCGGTCCGAATTTGTCCAGTCTAGCCGACACCCAATATGAATTCCTTGTGTACCGCACCGAAATGGGTGCGCGACGCATCTTTGGGGAGGATTGGGCCAGCGACCAGCGAGTGGTGGACCGGCTAAAGACTGAACTTGACCTCATTCGCACCAAGGACTTTGCTTCTTATTTCTTGATGCTATCCATCTTCATCCAAAGGGTGAGAGAGGCGGGGATTCCGGTTGGCCCCGGTCGTGGTTCATCTGGTGGTTCACTGGTTGCTTACGTTCTCGGCATCACGCAGATCAACCCACTCAAGTACGATCTGCTGTTTAGTCGGTTCCTGTCTGAGGAGCGGTCGGAACTCCCTGACGTGGACGTTGACTTTTCGCAGGTACGCAGGCAGGAAGTCCTCGATCTGGCCCGCGATTTGTTCGGACACGACCAGACCATCCAGATTGGTGCGTTTCAGCGCTACGGGTGGAAGGCTTCTATCGAGATCATCGGCCGCATTGCCGGTATGAGCGACGATGAGATTCACGAATTGCGCGGCATGATTCCGGCCCAGATCTTGGGTGGCCGCAAGATTGCACGCGAGTTGGCCTTCGTCTGCGAGGAAGTGCCCAAGGTTCAGGAATGGATGGACGCGCACCCGAAGTACGCCGAGGCGCTCCTCGCTGCCGACGGTGGTTATCAGCACATGACCCGCCACGCAGCGGGCATCCTCGTGATGGACCCGACCTCCCGTGACCTCGTGCCGTTGGCGTCCCCCGATGGGGAAGTGCTAGTCACCGGCTGGGACATGTACGACATCGAGCGGCTTAACCTGCTCAAACTCGACTTCCTTGGCATCCGCACGCTCGATATAATTCAGAATGCGTGCGACTGGGCGGGTATTCACCCCGACGACATTGACCACGACACGATGGACGATGCCACCAAGACCCATTTCGCCGCTGGCGACACGCTTGGCGTCTTCCAGTTGGAGGGCTGGGGCTACACCAAACTGTGCCAGTCGTTGAAGCCGTGGGAATTCGAGCATGTAGCGGCCCTCAATGCTCTCTACCGCCCCGGCTGTCTGGAAGCGTACGTGTGGGTCAAGGACGGCAAACTCGTCGACACTGAAGATGCATCGCTCGAGCCAGAAGACAAGTCCATCAAGCGGATCAACATGGTGGACCTGTATGTAGAGCGGCTTCACGATCGGGTGGAACTAACCTATTTGCACCCGAATTTGGAGCCGATTCTTGGTGCTACGCAAGGCATCATCCTCTATCAGGAACAGGCCATGCGGATCGCGGTGGATTTCGCTAGTTTCACCGAGAATGAGGCCGACAAACTGCGCAAGGCTATCGGCAAGAAGCGCAAGAAGGACATGGAGGCACTCGAGCCTAAGTTTATTGATGGTGTGATTGCGAATCAGCCTTTCGGGGACGAGGCCCGCGACCGGCGTTTGGCTCACCTCTTGTGGGACAACATTGCCGCTGCATCTCGCTATTCGTGGAACAAGTCGCACTCTGTGGCCTATGGCATCATCACTTTTCGCTGTATGTGGCTTAAGGCTAATTACCCGGTCGCTTGGTATGCCGCTCTCCTACGCAGTCTGAATGACAAGGAGAAGATTGCGCAGGTCATCGGAGAGATGCGCAACGCCGGAGTCAAGTTGGTTCCGCCGAATATTAATGAATCAGGAGTGGACTTCGATGTTAGCGGTCGAGGAGATAGCGGTGCTGTTCGTTTTGGTTTTGGTGGCATTTCTGGTCTTGGCGATTCTGTGGCCATAAAGATTGCAGAAGGACGCGAGGATGACCCCTTCCTTTCTCTGAAGGATTTCTATCTGCGCTGTCCCTCTGTTCCAGTCAACATCGTTGAGTCGTTGATTGGTGCCGGTGCCTTTGACGATCTTACAGATGATTCGTCTGAGGGCCACGACCGGGCTTGGTTGTTGACTAATGCTCGTATTATCAAGGCCAACACCAAGTTGAAGAAGAAGCAACATCCGATGGCTGAGGAGTTGCTTAGCAGGCAGGAAGTCATGGAGAAAGAGCGCGAGATTCTTGGCTTTTTCATCTCCATGGATCCTTTCGCAGATATTCGGGAAACGATATCCCAATATCCACCCGATGCCGTGTTGATGGGTACTGTCAACGGAATTCGAACCAAGACTGACAAAAACGGCAATCTCATGGCTTTCCTTACTGTCGACCACCCAGACAAGGGGCGCTGCTCTGCGACAGTGTTCTCCTCTGTCTGGGCCAACTGCCACAACGTTACGCGTGGAAAGATTGTCGTTATGCAAGGCAAGGATGAAGAGTGGAACGGTCGCTCGAGTTTTAAAGTCGACCGAGTGATGGCGATCTACTAATGGGTAAGCGCAAGTATCGTGAAGACTGGCACGAGTCTTTGGGCATGGACATGTTCGAGCAGGCCATGCATCAAATTGACATGGAATGCGAAGACTTTGTAGATGACCCCGAACAGTTGATGCTTGCGATTGCCAAAGTAGAGCATTGCTACTACGTCTTGTTTATGTCTATTCGTAAGCATTTAAATAAGCAGCATCAAAGGGCTGTTCGTCCGCCGACTAGGCGCTTTAAGAGGCTCGTCGACGATAATTTGCGAGATAAATCGTAGTTTCCAGCGCCCACTCTGTGTGATATAATACATATATGGCTAAGCCTCTTACCAAGTTAAATCACCGGCACGTAGCATACATCCTTTTCAGGATCGGTGGTTACTCTAACCAAGAGACTGCCGACATCTTGGGGTACTCGCTCAACACTTGCATCAACTGGGGCAAGGACAAGTTGATCCGCGAGTTCCGAAACGAAGTCGAGGTGGACCTTCGGGGTGCGGCAAGGGACTACCTTGACCATCTGCTTCCCGAGATCCTGTTTACCATGGCCGACATCATGCGCAATGGTAAGACCGAGCGTGTGAGGCTCGACGCTGCGGCTCGTCTGCTTGACAAGGCTCTCCCGGCTGAGACTGTACAGAAGATTCAGGGCGACCCGAATATGCCAATTCTTCACGCTCTCCTTGACAAGGATGAAGACAAGGCGATTGTGGACCGCATGTCAGAACTGTCACCCGACCAGATGACAGAATTTGCCGCTGCTATTGAGAAGTTGGAGTTGCTGGCGAATTCGGCTCCTGAGCCTGCTTCCGAAGCAGAATAGATAACTAAATAAGGCGAGGGTGGCATGGCCGATGCCCCAAATAAAATAGTCGACCCAACCAAGTTGTCGGCTGCTGGGCGCAAAGCCGTCCTGTCTCAGGCTTACTCAGACATTTGGGCTGAGGTTATGCACTTGCGGGTAGACGGTCGCCCGTGGGACCTGAATCAGCGGGCCTACCTGCGCGATGTGTACCGGGACAATGCCCAGAGGATCGTCTGTCGCAAGTCAGCGCAGATGGGCTTTACTGTCGCATTTCTGGTTAAAACGCTTCACCGCGTGTTGCTCTGGAAGTGGAACGGTCTGTACTTGTTGCCGACCAAGGTCGGTGTGGTTCCATTCGTGCAAGGTCGTTTCAACCCGATCATCGACGAGAATGCACTCATTAAAGAGCGCTTTGCCAATCTTGATTCGGTAACTCACAAGCGCACAAACCAGAATAACCTCTACTTTCGTGGTTCTACCGTTGCTACTGACCTCCGAGAGATTCCAGTAGACTTTGAGATCTGGGACGAGCGCGACAAGATGCTCGCGTCTAACTTGCACCTTGCGCTTACTCGTATGGACGGCTCGCCCCACAAGCACTTGGCTACTCTTTCTACGCCGACTGCCGAGAATTGGGGCGTCGATGCAGAATACAAGGACTCCGACAAGCGCGAGTGGACTATTCGGTGTCTGTACTGCAATCACGCCCAGTTCCTTGACTGGCATCTAAATGTTCACATCGGGGACGTTGAGTCTATCGACAAGTGCAAAGAAACAACTTATGTGCATTGTCAAAAGTGCAAGAAGCCGTGGACTCATGGTCAGGTTATGGAGATGGCCGAGGACGGATTCTGGGATGCACAGGAGCCGGGGCGCGAGATTCATGGCTATTACATCAATCAGTTGGTGTCGCCAACTAGGTCTATCACCGAATTAGCCGAGATTTGGTATAAGGGTGAGATTCGTGGTGACGTAGACGCCTCTCGCGAATTGTGGAACTCGGCTCTCGGGTTGCCATGGGCCGCGCCGGGTGACCGGTTGACTCCGGAAGTCATCGACGCCGCTCGAGATTCTGGATATCGGATGCCAACGATCAATGGGGCCACGATGGGCACGCCTCTTTCGATTGGTGTTGACGTCGGTAAAGATCTGCACGTATTCGTCCTGTCTGGTTACGGCGATCTGCCCCGGCAAGTGTTTGATGTGCGAATCGAGACGTGGGCTGGTCTTCGGGCAATGTTCCACATGCTTAACGATCGCAAGATCTACTGGACCGCTGTGATGGATGCTGCACCCGAAAAGGCCATGGCCGAGGGTATGGCTCGCGAATTTGTCAACAATCTTTGGCTGGCCTACTATCACGACCCTAAGGGCATGAGCAACCTCGCGGCGTGGTCGCCCGCAGATCCTTTCTCTGGTAAGGCGCACAATTCGGTGCGCATTGACCGCACGATGGCCATTGACACCGCGCACAACATGATTTCAAAGGGTCGCATGAAGTTCCCGGCTAACGCTAGGCACTTGGTTAACCCCGGAAAAGATCACGGCGATATGTATGCTCAGTTGATTGCCCAGACAGCGGTGACTGTACCGGACTCGATGGGCAACCCAAGGCGTGTTTACGTTCACCCTGATGGCAAGCCGGACCACTTTGACCACGCGCTGACGTATGCCACGGTTGCTTCTACTCTGCAACCTAATATGAACCCGGCACCACCGTCCATGGCTTTCAATGATAACCCAGCAGGCGCAGAGATTTGGGATGAAGTAAATTCGCTGTTTACGCAGGATGACGAAGGAACAATGTTCGATGGATACTTCGACTAGACCGGTGAATAGAGTAAAATATGCCTAGGCACTTTTGTTGGGCGGCGGCTCAGATCCACGGCGCAAGGCCGGAGGGGAAGGGCGTCGTCTGTCGTATTGAAGAGCAATTTGTTCCAGAGGGCGACAATTCCTATTGGCTGTGGTGCCACGGGGACTACTCGGCCTGTCCAACTTGGCGTAGTCACAATGCGGATCGCTGGCGCGACCGCGAGACTTACGTTGAGCAGAGGCGCAAGGAAGTCATCGAAGAGAAGTACGGCCCGCAGGATGACGTTGCGGATTCGTTTATGGAAGGAACTGGCGCTACCATCGACGACGTACTGAACACGGAGAATTAATGGGTATCGCTGATTTCTTTAGGCCGGAACCCTCGGAGCCAAAAGAGACTGTCACTCGCAATGAATTAGACGAGTTGCGTGAGGCTGCTGATTCCTACCGGCTCTTACGACGCGAACTTGAAGATGTTGGGTATTACCTTCTCAACGCTAAGATCGGAGACATCGATCTAAAGCCGGTCCAGCGTGAGAAGTTTTACCGTCGCACACTCAAGTATTATCTAGAAGATCCCCTCGTCATGCGGGCTGTGGACATGCAGCCTCATTATGTGTTTGGTCGTGGGCTTCCTCGCCCCGAATCAAGCAATCCGTTGGTCCAGCAGGCGATCGACAAATTCTGGGACGACGAAGACAACAAATTGGCCATGACTACGTTCAAGGCCCAGTTCTCTCGTTGCGTTGAATTGCAGTTGCAGGCCAACATCTACTTCGTAATTTTCGAGACTGAAGAGGGCATCAAGGTCGGCACTCTCCCCCACGAAGAAGTGGTGGATATCGTAACCGACCCAGAGAACCGTCTGCGTCCGGTTTGGTACAAGCGCCGGTATGTCGAGCAGGTGTACGACTTCAAGTCGGGTGCTTACCAGCCTGCCAGCGAGCCAAAGGTCATGTGGTATCAGGACTGGAAGCACGAGCCTCCGCGTGGTTTCAAGCCTCCGCCTGCAAAGAATGGCCAGAACGAAATTGCCAAGGGCAAGATCTTCCACGTCAAGATCGGGTCAACCGGCGAGATGAAGTTTGGTGTGCCGCCTGTCCAGCGTATTCTGGACTGGGCCAAGGCGCACAACGAGTGGATGCGTGCCCGTGTCGCCATCGCCAAGGCGGCGGCACAGTTCGCGTGGGAGCGCAAGTTGAAGACCGGTTCTGACCCGAACCGAGTCATGGCAATGGCTAAGGACTGGGCTTCCACCAAGCACCAGTCGCTTACAGGCGCG